TTCCCTATTTTATCGGTAAAAACGAGATTTTTGTCGATTATAGTTTGCCAAAACCTGTTTTATCCCTACCTTTGCAACGAACAGAAAGGAATTGTGAAATTCCAAGAATAGAATAGTTTAGTTAAGTCTAGTTTAGTTTTTGTGTTGATCGGAAGCCTGCAAGCGAGCATGAGCTTCCGATTTTTATTTTATTGATATACAGAATATTAAAAGCACAATCGAACTATTTTTCCTATCAATTAGTAGTCTATAATAGAGAGCAAAAACGTCACTTTTGACGCTATAAAATGGTCGGATTATGGTCGGAAAATTCCCGGATTAGAATCTGATTATAAGTAAATTACAATAGGATGTTAAAAAAATAATGGTCGAAAACGCCATTTTTACCCTAAAAACACAAATTATGGCTACATTAACATTGGTAATAGTTCCCGCAAAAAGGTTATCAGACGGGACACACAAAATAAGAATTCGAGTCGCACACAACTCTGAAACGAGATTCATCACCACGGATATAGTGGTAAGGGAAAACGAGTTTAAGAACGGTAAAATAGTACACCGTCCAGACAAGGATTTTCTCAATACGAAATTACAACAGCTATACAACCTTTATTTCAAGCGATACATGGAACTGGACTACCCTGATTCACTCACGTGCACGCAATTAGTCAAAATGATAACTAACCCGTTAAACGGAGAAAAGCACCGTAAGTTCGAGGATATCGTGGATGAATATCTGTCCCAAATAGATGAAGAAGAACGTACCAAGACATACAAACTCTATCGGCTGGCCACAAACAAGTTTATGCAATTCATCGGGAACGGTTCTCTCATGGAACATATTACCCCTATCAGAATGAACCAGTACATATCATGGCTCAAAAAGACAAAACTGTCAAGCACCACAATCAACATCTACATAACCCTGCTAAAGGTTATTATCAACTATGCCATAAAGATGAGATACGTCACCTACGGTATCGACCCTTTCATCACAGCCAGAATTCCATCAGCCCAAAAGAGGGAAACGCAAATCACCGTCGAAGAACTCAAGACAATCAGGGACGCCAATTTAGAGCATTACAATCTCAACGTCACACGGGACATTTTCATGCTTACTTATTATCTTGCCGGCATGAACCTAGTAGACATACTAGCATACGATTTCCGGACAGATGAAATAAACTACATCCGAAAAAAGACCAAAAACACCAAAGAGGGGGACTCCCTGATTTCCTTTTCCATTCCCGAAGAAGCAAAGCCCATTATAAAAAAGTATATGAAAAAGAATACAGGGAAAATCATATTCGGGAAATACAAGAACTATACCTCCTGCTATAACCTGCTGGCCAGGAAAATCAGTCAATTAGGTAAGGTGGCAGGAATCAGGCATAAATTCACCCTATATTCAGCCCGCAAATCTTTCGTCCAACATGGATATGACCTGGGAATTCCTCTTAGTACACTGGAATACTGTATCGGGCAATCAATGAAAGAAGATAGGCCAATCTTCAACTATGTCACAATAATGAGAAAACACGCTGATAAAGCAATCAGGGAAATACTTGACAACTTGAAAAATGAATAATCACATATAAAATAAATCACTAAGAATTTGCATAATAACCAAATGCTTATTATCTTTGTAGTGTCAAATAAGAGTTCTTAATTTTAATGTTTAACTGATGAAAGATGAAGAAAAAAAAGAATTAGAACAAGAGTATGAGAATTTAAAACTTCTCGCTTCATTTCACGAGGTCTATGGGGTTCCTGAAAATGCCAAAGAACGGGAAGCGCTTATAAATGACATACTCGATCGGATGAACGAAATCCAAGAGAAATTAAAAAAGTTGTAATTAACATCCCTCCCTTCGGGGAGGGACAAACATTAAAAGCTATGATAGATTGGAATGATTGCCTGCCAACAAAAGAAATGCAGGCTGACTTTGAAAGATTCAAAGAACTAAAAACCACAGAAGAACAAGAAGCTTTCAAAAAGGAAATGCAGGATAAATATAATAAACTACCGGAAGCCCAAAAGGAAGCCTACAAAAAAGCATCTGAAGCCGGGCTAAAAGCAACGGTAAATGCCTGCAATGATTATATAGAAAGAGTGGAAGAAGCCATATTACGTGATAAACTTGGAGAATTGCCCGAAGCAATCTCATTCAGTTATATTGCAAAGAAATATTTTGGTAAAAGTAGAAACTGGCTATATCAGCGTATTAACGGGAATATAGTCAACGGGAAAAAGGCTCGCTTTACTGACAATGAACTCAAAACGTTCCTGAACGCTTTGAACGATGTTAGCGAAATGATTCATCAGACATCATTAAAGATCAGTTAAGCTCTTATTTGACACCATCCCTGCATTTGAGCCGATGCAGGGATTTTTATTGCTTTATCAAAAAATAGTAGTATCTTTGCAACATCAAGATAATACGGACATAATTCGGATTATTTTGGTTTGACTTTGGTGAGGGGGTGGTTCCCCTCACTTTTTTTATGCCCCTACCGAACTTTTCATTTATATGTTAGTACTATCTTATGTAAGCCTTCTTGAGAGTGTGTTGATTGTGTGTGTTGTTGATCGGAAGGATTATAAAACAAAGAGGTAGCTTAATATGCTACCTCTTCTGTTATTAAACAAACTTTGGATTAGAAAATGATAACTTATTATTTTTTAAACCACCGCTTTATTTGCCAAAACACTCCATGTTTCTTAGCTCTATTAATTTTTACGACAACATCTGTGAAACATTCTAATAATTTAGTATGGTACACTAAAATATCATTCTTGGTTGTTTCTCTAAAAATTAATTTATCATTTCGGTAGCCATTGTTAAAATCATCTGTACCAGTTATAAAATTCTGTATTTCTGAATGTATTCTACCAATATTGCTATCTTTAATATAAAATGAATCGTTTAAACTTCGCTCAACACAATTTATCCTATTAGATACGATCTTAAACCATTCTTTTATATTCTTCGCGGAAATTTTCCCTTTGTACACATTGTTTAGAAAATCTACATATAATTTTCTAACATCTTTTACTTCTTGAATATAATAATCCTTTATCGCTCTATTAATAGTGAAATTCTTCTGTACAATTAATGCTAACCATATACCAATAAAACTTGTTACAATTAGATTACAAACAGAAATCCAATCAGATTTACATAATGAAAATCCTATTATTTCGATTTCTGTATCCATATTCTTTGCAAATATTCTGACCCATTATATCTAAACCAGCTAGGATGGTCTATTGTTTTTTCCGGTTCTCTCTGATCTTTTCTACGTTTCTCCCATTCATTAAAACTTTCATTTTCTATCATATCTTTCCATTCTGGCTCCTCTTCTGATACAATAGAAATAGAAGATTTAACTTTATCCAAAGAAAAATCATAAACAAGATTTCCAAACGCTTCGTCTAAAAAAGATGAAGCATATCCACTCGTCCCATCTAATGAAACCTCAAGCACTTGACCACTAATTAACGCTTCATAAAATTCATGATTAAGAACTTTATGATAATAATCTTCACCCGAGTCTTCACCTTGGCGCACATACCGCGGACCTGGGTCCAGCGAATAATTAATCACTGCTATTTTTCGAATCTCTTTTCCCATTTTTCAATACATTCTTTATTTAAAATCCAATAATAAAATGTTCCTTTAAATGTGTTTTTTAGTATTTTTGATTTCTCTGGTTCATCAAAGTTCAAAAGTACATTATTTGTAACTACAATCAAATTTTTAATGTATTTTTCTGATGATACTTTATAAATCTTTGGAAGGCCTTTGTTTCTATTAGGGTCTTGAGTCCTAGATTCATATTGTTTTTCAAAAGCATTAACCAAAACATCAATAGAATCTTTAAAAAGTTCATCTTGAATTTGTTTTACAAATTTTCGTTTTAAAGTTTTTAGTATACCATCACCAATATCCGTCATCGTAAATACAACCTCACCATCTAAATAACTTGTTGAAAACAGCCAGTTCTTTTTATAGGTGTTCTCATTCGCATGTTCTACTGAATTTGCACATATTTCTTGCGCAATGCTATATATCGGTTTGAAATATCCTTGTTCTCCAGTTATATGCTCCACAGCCTTACGAATTTCTTTAGCAGTAGCAGCATTGTCTGTTTTATCAAACCCTCTATTCAATATTAAGTTTTTATTTTTTCGTGAAAACGGATTGCCACTTGACATATCTCTCATACGATCCAAGAACCCAGATTCTTTAATAAAATTTCGACATTTAGGGTCTTTAGGCAAAGTCCCCCAGTTTTGTATTCGTTTTCTGGATAATTCATTTAACTTTGATAATAATAAACATATAGCCCCAATATCGATATTCGTAATATCGTGTAGTTCGAACATTATACTTTTCACCTTTGTATTTTCTGAAAGTAAAATCTCTATCTTATTGATAAAACGAATAACATCTTCCGGGTATTCTAATAAAGAAAAACGAGCAGGAGCAACTAATGTTCTACTTTGATTAGAATAATAAGTTATATTACTTCTTTCCCTTCTATATTTAACTTTCTTTCTTTTATTTCTTTGTATTCTAATAGCTTTAGCTTTATCTTTTGCCCTTTTCCTTCTCCTTTCACGACGCAGATACCACAGACGAGATTGAACAATGGTCCGCCTATGCCTATTATTGTTTTTCATATTAATCAATAAAAACAGAACTTATGTTTCTTGACGGGCCATGCCAATACTCCATAAATTCTATTTACTGAAATTTATTTTTTTAAAGCTCACCAAATATATGGCCCATATTTTTAATCTTTATTTACTGCTAATGAGCAGCAAAAATAGTAATAAATATCAGAAAAGGAAAATAAAAAATGCATTTACACTTCTCATTTCATAAATCAACATAAAAGCAGTCTAAATATATATACTAATACAAACTTTACCATATAAACAAGTTACAACTGATTCCAATCCCGAAATACCAGCCGCTCGGATAACCATATCCAGTTTGCAAGCCTAATCCCCAATGCTTCTTTTTCTGTAAAGGTGAAAGGGTAATAATTTCCTTGTCCCTGTACACCTCCATGAAATCAAGACTGGGCTTATATCCACTGACTATGGCCCGGTAATCATCGGTCTCATATTCTTTGCTTGTTATCGGTATAAGTACCGAAATTGAATCACTTTCTACGGTTCTGTCAGTCGTAGTATCTATCAAGATAGGTAAATATACCGTATCGATACGTTTCGGAGTTTCTTTTACCGGTTGAGGTATTGTGGCTCTTACTGTGTCCCGAATATGTACAGTATCTCCCTTAATGTACACAGTTGACGGATCGTGCGGATGACAACGCATCCACACGATCACACCAAACAATAGACAGACTAATATCCACGGAAGAGACTTCATATGCCTAGATATTTACAAATGCCTTTCACATGAAGAGAAACAATAGTCCGTTTCCCCTCCTCTGACAGCAGGAAATCCACATCTTCTTTGTTATCCTGAAACAGATTCTCCGTCAGAACAGCCGGACACTTCGTATGTTTCAAGATATAAAAACTACTCTCCTTATCTGGATCACCGTCTGCCATATCCTTCCGTATTTTCATTCCAAACAAACATTCTTCAGCAGTAGTATACAGACAGTCAGCCAGCTTATCGGCTTTTGTCTGTCCCACACTGGTCCATGCTTCCCAACCACGTGCTTGCATCCAATTTGAACCATTACCGGCTGCATTGCAATGGATAGAAATAAGAATTGCTTCAGAAGTCTTATATTCATTCACTCGCCTACAACGTTCTGACAAAGGAACATCTATTTCCTCTTTCACGACCAGTTCCGCATCAATACCTAATTTACGCAATTCAAATACTACACGCCCAGCAATTTCACGGGTATAGGAGTATTCCCTTAACCTGCCATCTGGAGAACACTTACCCGGAGTATTACTACCGTGACCGTTATCAATCAATATTTTCATATCTTTCCTCTTTATCTAGTTCGTTTTCGATTCTATCAATAATTCCTTGTACATGTGTAGGCGTAGCCCGCTTAAATTCAAAACGTATTACATGGTAAATTATACGAAACCCTTTGTTTCTAGGATAAGCAATAATCAGATTCTTAAATGCGTTCTGAAGATATACATAAGAAAATACATACGTAATAGTCTTAATAACTAACAATGAGTTCTCACCATCTCCTATCAAGCTCATAAAGGAGAAGACTACTTCAATGATTATAAGATAGAGGAGAAGTTCGACCAAGGCATTTTTAAACTTATCCCACTTAAAGTTTTTACAACGTATAATTGAAACACCATCAGCCCTCATTCCGCACCAAATATTAAATCCAAACATTACAACTAATGCTATAAGAAAACCTTTAGTCGGCGTTAAATAAGCAAGAAGAGAACTGAACATCGAAACGAAAATAATTCGTATCTGGTCTACATTAAATAACTCATATAACCATCTCATAATATTAATCATAAAGTTACTACCAATATTGAAAACACAGTAATCAGCCCAGGAAGCAAAACAGTAGCTAATGCGTCAAGCCAATCAAAGATGAACCCGCACTTTTTCTGAATGTACTCAACCACTATTGCGGCAATGGCGGTTGTCGTTAAAGAAACAATAGCAGATTTACAGAAATCAATGCCTAATAGAAGGAAACAGAAAACAAGCATTACAACAAAGACGAACATCCCGGCTTTGACGTGTGCCGGTCGGTTAGATTGCAAAAGCCAATCATACAATACTTTTATACCCATACTCATAGCGTTTAATTATTAATAAAATATTCTGTATGGAACAAATGTATTGAGTATAATAACGAGTTTTACAAAAATGGAAAATCTTGGAAATCAATTCTATGATAAATATCTATAAAACAAGACATTATAATTTTCACTTTTTCCATAAATAAAAAAGGGATGCTTGATAAGCACCCCTAAACAACCAACAGATTGAACTATTAATCCGTAAACATATACACGGAAAGATCAACCTTTTCTATTTCGTCTGAAATCGTATCTCCATACATTGTAAGACACACCCGATAACGGTCAATACTTCTTTGAATCTGTTGCAAGGTAGGTTTCTCGGGATATTCCGAACTGGCAAAAGTTACCAGTTCTTCACCATTCTCACTGGTACCAACCACCCGGAAGTGATGACGTACAATCCAAGTTCCGTCCGGCTGTTGCTCGATAGGCTTAGCAATCCCACGCGGTAAGATATTTTTTTGATCCATGTCTTTTGATATGTTTAATTAGTTGTTTTCTATGGTTATATTTATTCTTCAATACAAACTTTTCAAAATGTCCTTCGATATAAACATATTCCCACCATTCAGGAAGTAACATCGCTGCAATTCTACGGCGGATATTGTACGTTGCAAAGTGTTTCATCAGGCCATAATAAGAGTTCATCGTACTCACAAACTTCTCAACATACGCTTCTGCAAATCCATTTTCAGCTATTCTATTAAATTTCCTGACAGCGTTATATGTGTTACCAACCACCCTGTCAGATACATAAATTCTACCAGGCAAAATGAACGCCCCTACAAACAAGACTCCTTTTTTATAATGCTGAAGATACAGTTTGCGTGGATGCAACCGTAAAAGGAGTTGTTCTTTCAGGAAACCATCAAGAAGATGGACTTTGGACAATATTTCTTCCGGTGATTTCACTACGATACAAAAGTCATCAACAAAGCGTACATAATATATGAATCCCAGTATTTCCATCACGAAATAATCATATACAGACGCCAGAAAGTTGGCTATGAGTTGCGACGGCAGGTTCCCGATAGCCACTCCCCTGTCAGGGTCATTATGAAACAGACTTTTATTACTGGGAAGTTTGTCCCACATGGAGACGGGAGAGCGTCTGATACACTTATTTTGTGGACAATGAAAGATAGTAACGGCTAGAAGGTAAAGCAGACATTCAATATCATCGCCTTTATAATTGTCCCTTACGAATATGTTCAGCATTTCCCATACCAACGATTTCGAGATAGACATGAAGAAACTGAACAGGTCATCTTTGAAAATGTACGCATCGGCAGTATAATTCTCACTGACCTCGACTATCATGTTATTCAGATAGTGCACGGCAGACAAGCATCCCTCACCTTTCCGGCAGTTCTTGGAGACGTTTCCTTGTTCCCGGAAGCGTTCCTCTAAGATCGGCTCGATACGAAGAGCGATCCAGTGATGGACAACACGATCAATGAAAGCGGCGGCAAAAACCTCCCGATATACCGGGTAAGTCCGTATGAATACTTTTGAAAAGTCCGGTACATATTCACCGTAAATAATAGAATACCATAGCCGCACCAATGCGGACTGATAATCATTATAGAACTCAACACAATCCGTACTCGTTCTTTTCTGCCTGGCACAATCTTCGGATGCTTCGAAAATACTGCTAAGAAGTATGTCATAGATTATATTACCTGTTGCGGCGAGGGGACGAACCCGGTTCGCGTTCTGGCGGTTGTTCGTGTTGACGTTGCCGTTGTTGAAGTTCACGTTCCAACTGCTGGAAGCCGTTGCATCCGCTATCTTAGTCTTTCCCGGCTCATCACCGGGGGGATGCCCAATAAATAATTCTAATTGCTCACTCATAATCCCCTTGGCGATTATGACTCCGGCTTTGCGACTTGTTGCGATCCGTTAGCTTTTTGCCGTTGGAGATCTGCAACCGTTTTTTTGTACCAGCCGGTACTTTGCTTACCGATGCTCTCTGCAAGCAGACAGATTTCGGCAGTTTGAGTCAGGCTGGTCAAATGTCGTTCTTCACACACTCTTAGCAGTAATTTCAATGCATCAAACTCACACAAAAACTTCATCAGATAATCTGCACGATGCTCAAGGTTCATATCTGTATTTGCATAACGGATATATTCGCAACAATGAACGGCAAGCATCATCAACTCCGTACCAAATTCATACCGGAACGCCTTGGGGAATTGTTGCCGGGCATCAATGATAAGGTTCAGAAGCTTATACATCGAATTTGATATAGGAAGGTCTTGTGTAAGTGCCATGTTAATTTTTTAATATTTTAATGTATGTATTAGAGGGCACAAAGTTAATAACTGTAAAGCAATTAACACAATTTTAGCTCAAAAAAGTGAAACTAAAAAGCCCCTACCGGGGCTTTTATTTAGCTAACTCTCTAAGGGATAAAGAATTAAAGGGATAAAGTGTTTATTGCGGCGAGGGGACGAACCCGGTACGCGATCTGGCGGCCGTTCGGGTAGACGGTGCCGTTGTTGAAGTACACGCTCCAACTGCTGGAAGCGTCATATTCGGTACTAGACCAATACCAGTCGTTTGTAAATATATTTTGATTACCAAACATGGAAGTTATGAGCTCATTGATTTCGGTTTTATACTTGGCCATAAGCATAAGTTCACCCAATGCGGGCAGGTTCCACACGGTTGTATCTTCAATTCCGTCAGATTCAAGCGTACAGGCTTTATAGGCTCTGGCAACTTCGGCGGCAGGGGCGCCGACAGTTCCCTGGGTGTCCTTGACGCCTGCAAGGGTTTCTATTATAACATCGGTATTTTCCTTGCCGTCGAAGGTATCATAGAGTCCTTGGTTACCACTGCCGTAGTTTTTCAGGCCGCGTAGGTCAGTTCCGTAGCCACCCCATTTGAACGTTTTATTGCCGCCTGCGTCAACGCAGTCGCTTTTGGCGATAATGAACTGGTGGCATTCGGCGCGAAGTCGGATGCCGATACGGATATACTTGGAGCGATTATTCGCGCTCATGGAGTTCCATTCGGAAGCCGTAAAAAAGACTTGTTCACCGTCTTCAATCCGGAGCGTAGCCAAAGAAAGGTCAAGAAGCGTACCTGACCATTGCATATATTTGGCGATGTCGCTTGCGGGGGTGTTTTCATTCACGGTTGTAAAACCTATTGATTTTAAGGCTTCTATCTGGTCTTGTTTATTCAAGCGCAGAAGCATGGCGCTGGCGATATTTTTATCCATTTTATTATATAATTTTAGGTTAATGCTATTCAGAAGCAACAGCTCTCACATGGAGAAGATTTGAATTTTTGTTTTGGTTCGTAATACGTCCGGTATTCAGTTCGAAAGTCCAGGCGGAATTATTATCCCAAATCGTACTTGACCAATAATACTTATCGGTCATCAGCATGGAATCACTGCTCCAAAAGGTACGCATCATCTCATTGATTTTATCACGGTAGCGGTACATCAGAAGCATTTGACCGGATGACGGAAGGAACCAGTTGGATTCGTCTTCGATACCGTCACTTTCCAAAGTGTAGGCACGGTAGGCGCGGGCGGCTTCGGCAGCTGGCGCACCGATCACACCACTATTATTTTGGTCTTTCAGAGTAGTGATAATCAGGTCGGTATCTTCCTCACCCGTGAAGCAGCCGTACATGGCACCCAGTCCTTTTTGGTTCAGGCCGTCTATGGCTTTACCCTGACCGCCCCAATAGAAGGTAGTAGTCATATCGGCATTATAGCACTCCTGGGCGGCGATTACGAAGGAGTGTCCATGGGCACGGATACGAAGCCCGCGTTTGATATACAGTTGCTTATTAGCGAGCGTAAGGGAGTTCCATTCGGCAGCAGTAAAGTATGCCTTGGAGTTATCCGAAATACGATTACAGGCAAGATGCAGATCAAGCAGACCGGCGGCCCACTTGATACGTTGTCCAAATTCAGATGCGCGGGAATTCTCGGTGACATCCGAGAAGCCCACGGCGTTCAGTGCTGCCACTTGTGCCTGTTTATTCAAGCGAAGCAGCGTTGCGCTTTGTTCATTCGTCATAGTTACTTGTTTATTAAATCATTAATATCCATATTGTCTTCAGCGAAGCGTTCGAGATATTCTTCGTAGGTTTCGCCGTTATAATATTCAAGGACTTCATTGATGTTGTCCAGCGTTACGTTATCGTAGTACGGTTCACCGCCATAAGACTCATTATTGAACCAGTTGATAAGGTCGATGTAGGCATCTATGACGGTAAGGATGACAAGACCGTCGATGCCGGATTCAAGGGATTCGATTTCATCCGTTTCACGGATAACAGTCAAGTGGTACGTGCCGTTGACTACCGGTTTGTCCTGTCTGTTACCGTCCTCATCCATACCGGCGACGCCATATTCGAGAATGGCAAGAAGCTCGGAGCCGTCAGCTTTCAGTGTCATGTTCGAGATACGGAGCATGGAAAGTTTACGGGATGCCGTTTGTGAAGCGAGGACGTCACGGAGCATTTGGATGGCATTAAGTTTCGGAGACGTTTCAAGACGCAGCCGCCCGACGTTCGGCATGGATTCGATTTGCAGGCCGGACGGGGCGGAAAGGCCGGTATAGGTCAGTTCAGGAAGGCCGACAAAACGGAGGCTTGTCATTGTTGCTGGAAGAGAGATGTCATTAATCGGAGAAGTCTCTGCAAGAGTGATGTTCTCCAGTTTGCTACCGGACGCATTGATATGGGCGATACGTGGGCATTTGTCGGTGACGAGTGTAGCGATTTGTGTTCTCCGGATATCGAGTGATACGAGGAAGGGCATTTCGCCGCAGTTCAATGAGGTAAGCGGTGCGTAAGAACCGATGGATTGTTCTGTATGGGTGTCAGAGCCCAAGATAAGGGTTTCCACAAGTTGCATGGCGGAGAAGCTCACCGTACTTGACAGGGAGATTTCAGACAGGTCGAGCAGCTTCATGCGGTCAGCCTGGTAGATATACAGCAAGGCGCCTTCCTCATGTGAGAAGTTGGTGAATACATATTCTTCGCCCGCTTCAAGGAAGCAGCTTTCGGAAAGGTTGCCGCTGGCGTCATTGCCGACACCGAAGTAACCGTTTTTAGCAGCGACAATCCGGATGGTGGCGTTTGGTTTGGAAGATACGCGCCCGGAAATTACACCGCTGAAGAAATCACCGGTTTGAAAATAGCCGTCACGAATACGCCAACGTCTTTCGATGAAAGACGGAAGGGCAGTAAGTCCCAGACCTTGCAGGGCATAGAAATAAATAGCATCAGAGGTGGCGGTATAGGAGATGTATTTCCGTTCACCGTCGTAGGAACTAACCAGTTTCTGCCATTTTTTGAGCCGTTTGTCAATGAAGAAATGCGTAGCTCCTTCGGGCGAGAACGGGTGCAGAGTAACGCCGTCGATGGTCGCCTGGACATTACGCATGGCGGCGGCAACGGTACGCAGGGAGAGTTCCGTACCGGATGAGTCAGTCCACACTACTTGCTGGAGATAGATGTTATTAAACAGAACGGAGCCGTAGCCAGCATAAGGGTTAGTGAATGTTTCATCGCTCGTCCGGTTGGGGTCCACCTCGGCGTCAACCGTGCAACCACCGTCGTTGTCCTTGCTATTGAGCGTATCACAGTCATAGATTTTATTCAGGTACATGCGCATGGCATCCTCGGAGCTGTACACACCGTCTGTTACGGAAGCATACTCTTCCAAGAACCACATCGGCTGCATATTCTTGGCGCGTTGGTCAGTGGCGGCAAGGTAGTCGGTGAAGATGTCATAACTCAAGACACTTTCTGGGCAGGCGTATTTATACAGGTTTTCCTTCCATGTTCTTTGCCAGTTCCCGCCTTTGGAGTAATCGCAGGAATCACAGAAGCGCAACCATCGGTAGAGGTTATACGGCACTTTCTTACCCAAAGCGTAATCAATGGCGAGCTGGTCATCATCGACAAGCGATTCAAAGTAGTAAGTCCATGCCGGGAAGGTATCAGCAGAGATAGTTCCGTTATCCACGAGTTTTTGAACCCATGAGGACTTGTCCGTTTTCATGGCCATCATATCCTGAACAGAACCGACGCCCTGAAACCAGTCCATACCTTGGTAGTTAAGAAGTTCGAAGCCTTCAACCGGATTCAGGATGTCACCGGTGACATTCCATTTGCCGTTTTCATACTTCATGGAACCGGACTGCTTTTTCCAGACACCATCCTGGTACCTCATTATCCGGTATGAGCTGCCACAATACAGGGAAAGCAGGTACACACTGTCCGTATCGAGGCCGTCAGTCTGTTTGAAGCGTATCTCAATTGCGTCTAAAGTTTCGTCAGGAGTACCGAAGAACTCTATGAAGTCACCATAATTCAGGCAACCTTTGTTATAGCCGGGGGTATCTTTGAAGCCGAGGGCAAACTGTTCCCCTTTGTCTTCTTTCCAGTTGCCTTTGGCATGGAAATAGACGTTTTGCAGGCTGTCATCCTTACACCGATAGGTGGCTACCGGGTGATTGGCGGTAGAGTGGTTCATCTGCAAATCTTCGATATGCAAGTCACCGCTGTCAAATGTTCCGTCAAATGCACGTTGGACAGGTGTCATATAGTTACCACCCAAGGCACGGTATGTAACGTTCATCATTTCACAGGCGCCGCAGTCGTTCGCATTGCCGGAATCGGAGTAATCGACTTTTACGGTAATGACATCGACCGGGATTGTATTATCACCGACCTGTACTTTGTTGATGGCAGCCAAGGCTATTGCACGGCGTCCTTCCTCCGTCGTATCGTCCGGATTAAGTAATATGATTCGAGTGTCCTTGTTTTTGCCTTTGCTCTTGGCGAGGTAGTAGCGTTTATTCTTTACCGGGCGTTTGGCAGAGGTGGTTCCCTGGTTGCGGGTTTGGACACTCACGGCCTTGAAGTTACGCCACGGGCGTTCGGGGTCAAAGTAATAGAGCGTGATGTATATCTTCGTACTGGTGGAAGTGGTGCCGTCCAGTGCTTCTATATCGGAGCCTTCATAGGGGCATTCGACAATGTAAGGCATACCGCGTGAATAGATTTCGGCAGCCGACGGGCGGCTTTGGGTACTACCCTCGGCTGTCTGGCTTTTAAGGATGTCCTCAAAGGCGTATTCCTTCACCATTACCTCTGTATCGGTCAGACGGACAAGGTAGTTCTTGAACGCCTGTGCCCATTCCATATAGGAGTTCCAGGCCATCATGTAATAAAGATACAAATCACCCAGTTTGCCATCCATCGTTATATACTTGGTCTGAATCAGGGAGCCGCCGCCCGGAACATAACCAAGGCAGGCGACTTCCTCACCGCTGAGGAAGAGTTTCATCATGGAATACCGTGTGCCGTCACGTTCAACGTAGTTGCTTGCAGGTTCAACAACCACGGCTACGGTTATCTTTTCACCCTGTCGATAGGCGCGTTCTTCACGACGGGAAACGCCATTGTTACAGAAGATGCCGACCACCCGGCCGGTGACATAGAAGCCGGCACCGGACGTTTCGTCATAGCAGCTAAGGAGCAGGGCATCATCATCGGTCACGTTCTTGGAAGCGAAAGCGAACTGGATGGCGGCACCGTTGGATTCGATGGACGAGCCGGCAAACGGGGCATGGTTTAATGACACGCCCACATTCTCGGCTACGCGAAGGCAGTTCTCACCCAAGAATGTGCCAAAACCGTTGGTAGTCCAGTTGGCACCGTCCACTTTCATTTCATAATTACCGCTGACAATGCTATGGTCAGTTTCCTGATTGGTACGGGATGAGAAGTCAAAGTTATAGATGGCGCCTTCTTTTATGGCGGCGTCAATGGCGGAACCGCTAACTGTCACCCGGACAGGTTCGCTAGTCACGTCCTTGCATACGGCAGTATAGTTGACCGTATCGGTGCCGTCAGCCTTGTAGCCCTGCAGTTGTTGTTTGACCTGATAGGTTTTGTTACGACTGGCAGCAATTTGTGTTACCTGCACGTTATTGGCTTTCACGCTGACGGGTGAAGTCATTTCCAACGGGTCATAACAGGCAACATCAAGTTCTACGGTTTCGTACAGTCGGACTACTCCACCGTTTTTATCATCGTATCTCAAGGCGACAAGAGGTGTGGAACTATTCGGGTCAATTACCATGACAGCCGTGTAGATGACATTTCCTTTCACTCCGGATGCGACATCCGTTCCTTGGATGCGCAAGGGATAGGTACCGTGTTCTAGGCCGAGGGAAGCAGGGCGGATTACAACGGAGTGCGAGTAGTTGTCATTTACAACGGTGGTAGACAGGGATTGCCATTCACCATTAATCTTGATGTCAACCTGGGCACTGATACCTTTATCAGAGGTGTTGTTTCCGAACTTATAGAGTGGAAGGCTGAAACTTTCAGTTGTCGGAGTAAGCAGAGTTTCAGGGGTATAGTTGAGCACCTGCACACAGGTACAGGTAATATCAACAGCTGTTACATTGACATTCTTGGAACCGGTGTTGCCGCTTTCGTCAGTGGCTATCAGCTTGAATTTCCGAGTACCGGCAGCCGTAAAGTATGTGGTGAAGTCCAGTTCAAAGGAGAAGTCCTTCATGTCACCGGAAGATGCTTTGTTGACGGTTTCAGTCCAGACGGTAAGCCCGCTTTCACGGTCTACGAGTTCCAGTTTCTCAATCAGGTTGTCAGAGGATTCGACACCGTTCGAGGTCACGGAACGAATGGCGGCAAAGGTTCGTAGCGTGGAGCCGTAAGAGCCATAGACAGGTGTCGACTGGAAAGCAATGGCAACAATGGTACCACCAGTTTGACCGCCGCCACCCGTGCCGATAGCGAACTGCACTTCATCGCCAAGGGTTTCACCGGCAGCGTTCTTCATCTGAAGTTTTACAATGCCTTCTGTTTCCACGTTTACGTCGAGGTTAGCCGGAACATAGGCATAGGCGCCACCAGTTGAAAAGGCGTCCTTTCCCCCTTCCGCCGGTTCATCGGAAGTTTCAAAAACGGAACCGCCACCACCATTCCCGAAGGGTTTCCAAAGAGAAGGGGTCGCAAAATCGGACACAGCACCCTGGAACTGCCGGGTTTCCATTTCATACTCGCCTGTTTTGTAAGTAATGATGAGACCCGTTCGCTCATATTTGACGCCAGATTCCTGTTGATAGGAGACAATGGCGGCAATAGCGGTTTCAAGGGTATAGTAGCCGTCTTTCAATGGGCGGATCTCATCAACAATGACGATGGGGTGTGTTACATCGTCAGCGGGCGTGCCGCTCTTCATATCCTCAAGGGCTTGCTTATCCTCGGCGGACAAAAGGCCGGCTTGTTCAAGGGTAGCAGAAGGCAGACGGAAGCTGTCATCCGTTTCTTTACCGGTTGTTTTGGACACTTTCTTAAAATACACATCGAGATAGGAAGCGTCAGACAGGACGGAGAAAGAACCCGGTTTGATTATATCGGAAGGGATATTTTTCATTGTATCTTCCAAAGACTTTCCACGGTTGCCGGGGAAAGCTTCTTCTTCACCTTCCCCAAGAGACAACGGTTCAGGCAGACATTCAGAAGGAACTTTACTTTCTTCGTTCAAAGGAGCGATACCGTTCGCTTTTCCTATCCTTTCCTCAAAGTCATTTATTACAGAAGTCCATTTGCCCCATGCAACACTCTCATTGGAAACAATACCTATTCGTGAGATTGTACAAACTGTACCTAAATATACACCTTCGGCATTGTCTGACATGGTAGCCAGTTGTATACACGAAGTGAATGATTGACAAACCTTATTAAGCTCCAACCGTTCAATTTGTATATTTACAGGAATCTTAGACGAATCAACAGACAAAATACACCGATAATTCCCAATAGAAGAATCCCCGGAATACATTGTTTTTAATTTATCTTTAAAGCTACCAATAGTAGTAAAAGAGCCAATACTTTTAAATGGGTCAGTCAAAGGATTGGATTTATCAGACACTCCTGTTATACGTTTCAATAACTCGGCGTCTCCATCCGATAAATCTTTTGCAATCTTATTGACATTCTCCACTAATGCATCAAAATCACCATTCACCATTTTAGCAATGGTACTTGAAAGTAAATCAATAGATATTTTCCGACCGCCACTAACTTCAACGTACATATCTTTGGATAGCTCTGTTGTATCAGTCAGTTGCTCTATTGTAAGACTGTTTGTCTTCAACGCTTGTAACACAAGGCTAATAATCTGTTGTTTTTCTGTTTCTGTCATAATTCTCTTTTTTAATCATTTTCATATACCCATACAAGCTCAATGGTCATACCAAGATTATCTATGTCGCAATCATAGACATTATCAAGATAAAGTTGGAACTCCTTCAGAGCACCAATATCTCCACCGTTAATACCTTTCAAGACACATACACCATCCCTACTGATTACACTCCCTTCAATGAGGTTAGTATACGAATCTCCTTTATATAGTACAGCACGCAAATTTATCGAACCGTTGTCCAAATCGTTCTTTAGTCTATCCAGTCCATTAACTGTAAGTTTACCGTAACCTCTTCTACCAATATACTTGTTATCTATGTCAGTCGTCTTGATTGCAATCAAATCCCAATATGAATTTTCATCAACACCTGGGTGATGAATACTGTTGACAGTAACCATAGTATCACTATTAATAGAAACTCCAGTATTAGGAATAGCCTTAGTCATATTGATATATGCTCCGACCTCTGCAACCCCACTTTCTGAACCATACTTGATACTACGCATTCCTTCATCATCTGCTATCCTATAAGCACCGCTTTGTACACACCTCATAGCAAGCTGGTTATTCCATTCCAAAACAGGATTCATCGTTCTTACCTTCTGTAACATTTGATTGAACACAAAACTCTTCAATCCCTCTATTTGCTGGTTAAGTTCCGGAACATTACTTTCCTTTCTGGTATATCGAACACCATCAAAGTAGACGTAATTACAGCATAAGACACGATTCAATAATTCAGCAAGCCACACAGGGCATCCCATCCCATTTCCAAGCGTGAATAATACTGTTGTATATTCGTGGCTGAATAGCTCAACAATATCCTCATCAGAGGTCACGAACTGCTCATTATCCACACCGAACGTCCATCCGTTATCTTTGAAACCACCAGGAACGCGAAAATCAAAAAAGTATTGCATCCCATCTATCCACCAGACAGCATCAAGACGCTGCTTATTATCTTTCATTGAATACTGAATAAGGCTGGTTTCTGATAACTCACATTCATCGTCCGTAACTTTAAAAATCTCACTCGTATTCCCATTAACTGTTACAGTATAGTATCCACATGGAAGCAATGAAATGTTATAGAAATAAAGAATCTTATCATCATTCATCTTCCATGAGCTTAATGATACAGGTGTAGATATATTACTTAAAAGATTATTAATGTAAACAATAGGCTCCTGCTCTCTGGGCGTCAAAATCAATTCAACAAAAATCCGGTCTGTACGTGCAAATAACTGCACATATTTGCTCTTCGCTCCAAACTTATCGGTAGACGGAGAAAAAAACAGTGGGGTAAACGGGCTTATAATCATATTCTAGGCTTTTGTTATTGAACGGACAAATAAATCATACTTCACTCCCTCATTTCTCTCAACCACACTACTCACCTCTTTGATGTAACCTTCGTAAACAAGGCCACCTTTTTGAATCTTAATCGTTCCATCATCTGTTTGTGGAATATCCTCATCAAAGGTTGTAAATGAAACATCTCCACAAGTGACCAAATGCTCTTCAAGTATAAAGTCATCAGTTAATTTCACATCATTGACTATAACATTGCTATTCCCATCCGAAGAAGCATAATGAAGAGAATCAGCGAACATGCCAATATACTTAGCATTAGCTTTCAACATAGCTTTCTGCCAATACATAACATTAAACATTGCATCAGGATTTAGAACACCTGCAATCTTCCAATCCGCATTCCTTTCTAGTACATATTCCGCTTTCCCAATAACCTTATTATAAGCGAGCATTGCGCCAACGATAAACACATCATTATCACTTTCGTTATCAGTAGAACTACTTCCCCTTTTCTGTGACACGATTTCCAAGCCATAAGCATCTGCACGATAAGGACTCACTAACTCTAGTGTATTGTCTGTTACTTGCAATCCAGTAGTATATTCAGCAGTAAATCGAAATTCATCACGACCATTCAAGCATTCATAATCAACTTTATCATAACCAACTTTAACTCGTGCATATATCCTAGAACTGTCTACTTTAAATTGAAAATCTGAAATGCTTCTTGATATATTCTTATTACCATTAAAAGTAAATAAGCTGTCACGATGGACAAACTTTACAATATCCCCCTCAATCTTCTGAACAAAGCCAAAACAGGCTTCCATCCAGTCTACAAACTTCGTATATGAGGTATATAATTTAGCAGACAATATCCCACGAATACTTTCGGCAGCCAAAATAAGGCAATTGTCCAACCGATTGTCTACACCGGAAGCTATCTCGCCTTTTATACCCCCTTTACCACCATTCATACTTTTGAGCAAACTATTCAGAACAGTAATAGGTTTTACCACATCTATATTGATAGGTGATGCTATTGAAGTCCATTTAACCTGTAGTGAATATTTAGAAAAATACACCTTTCCAGGTCCGTTAACATTCATATTACCTATCGGATCATGTATGACAAATTGAAGACATTCACCATCTTGAAGGTCTATTGCATAAACATCCCGATATTGTTCGGGTCTATAAGTGTCTTTTTCTGTTGTATGTGTATTTCCTGAATAATCGGTATTTATCCAACTCGCAATAGTGCTTGTGGTACCGTTCCCATCAACTTTAGCAAGTGTCAACATTACATCTCCTCTGCCTAAATAAAAGTTGAATTCGGGAGTTATATATACCTTGACTGGTTTATGCGCCCTTAAAAAAGCAGGTACAGAAGTATCTAAAGTCACAGAATTTATTTCTACAGGACTATCTGATTCTGGTAAGTCTTTTTCTACGACTTCCAATGGAAGAGACTGGAATATAGTTTTTCCTGTTATATCTCTTGAGAAATCAACATATTGCCCTCCATCTTCTAAAGAGTATCCACCACATATATAGTTCGCGTAGTAATTAAACGGTAGTCTATCATAATAAAGCTGATATACATCTTTTATCTCATCTACCGAATATTCGTACTGCGTTCCTTTGTTAGCCTTTATGATATTAGCGACACTATCATCTATCGAATTAATAGAAACAGTATTTCCATCATAGGTCAATGAACCGAAATCCAGTCGGCAACTGAAGAATTCATCATAAGTATGAGAATCGGTTATAGTATAAACAGAGATACTGGCATTAGAAGCCAGGTACTTGCTCAAATACTCCTCCAATATGAGATCATAGGCTTCTCCCACAAACTGGAATTTTGAAGTAAAGGTTCTAGTTATTCCTTCAAGTCCGGAGCGTTTACGGGAAAACTTTATTTCATCCCAATTCTGAATACAAGATTTGGGAATATCATAAGAAATACTATCAACGGTAAGTACATATTTACAAAGCATTTTAACTCCTTTTGAACGTTCACGAGCAAATATATAGAAAAAGCCAACCGGTTTCCCGATTGGCTAAATTCTTGAAAATCATGCTTTGCTAAAATGCAATATAACTATCTGTTTTTCAAAACAATATCTATACCAAGGAATAAAAAGGACTTTTCAATGTCCTACATACTAATCTTTCCCTTTTAAAATGTCATAGAAATGTTCTACAGGTTAAATATGCATTATAAAAACAATTATATTAATGCAGAAACAGTACGTACCCCTTTAAATAGTTTCCCTAGTTCCTTATGTTTAGTAAAACACCAACCATGAACTTTTAAAAATAAATCTAATTCTGCTTGTTTAGGTTTAGCCGTATATGCTCCTAATACATTCTTCCTATTTGTTTTAAATTCAATATCTGACAATTTTATTGCCGGTATATTGCAAATTGTATATATAAATGGAGAATCAATTAACTGATATATTACCTTATATATTTCAGGAGGAATGTAATATGCATATTTCACTAGAATTTCTCTTCCTCCATCTATCATTCTTTGATTCTCGGAAAGTAAATATCTTTCCCAAGATATTTTTGGGGTAACAGGAGCAATAGCATCAAGTTGCAAAGAATCATAAATTCTTCGAAATTCATCTTCCAAGAAAATACCTTTATCTGTTTTAGGGGCATAATATCCACAATCACGGTAAGCCGTTTGCCAAAAGCTAATAAATTTATTACACCAAAGAGTTACATCATTATATGCCGCAAACTCAAGCGGTTTTTTCTTTCTAACTTCAATTCTTCGATATAATCTATCAATTACCAAAACTGTCAGAGCAGTCGTGCTCACATTTACAAAAAGGCTTATTCCTATATTATTAACAAGTTCTTCTTCTCTCAACATCAATACAAAAGAAAAAATCAATAGTGATAATATCACTAATATTATCATTTTATAGTCATTCCAAAAATCTTTCATATCTATTCTTTTCAAAAATATATCTATTAATCCAACAATAATTTATTCACCAACTCACCCAATAGCATTAAACTCGGATATATTACAAATATAAGTTTTTTTTGTATATCCACATAGAATATACTTCCATAATTCATTCTATTGCTATAAATTTACAAATATAAAGACCCTCAAATTTTGTAATTCAGAACACTTTGCAGGTTATTATGAGCATATATAAGTTACCATTTTGAAACCTTACTCATTATTATCCTATTTCTTGAAGTATAAGCTTCCTGCCAGAAGAAATACGACTTCTTACAGTTCCAACAGGAATGTTCAGGATTTCACTTATCTCATCATAAGAATATCCACTAGCATAATACATCACACTATCAATACAACGGGATTTTTTAGCACACCGTTGTATTGTGGAAACCAAATCATCAAACAGTATTGAATGAGCTGTACAGTTAGAAATGGCACTTCCGTCTACCATATCAAGCCCTGTAAAATGTATAAGGGAATTTCTATTGTATCTTATTATATAAGTATTCCTCATTATAATAAGGCACCACGGTTGAAGTGGTTTAGAACAATCAAATTTATCACGATTCACAAGTAGCTTATAAACTGTATCACCGGCTAAGTCTTCAGCATCTTGCATGGAACAGCAGAATTTTCTTGCCACCTTTAATATCCAAGGATATATTTCTGATAATTCCTTTTCAAAGTCCATTGTCAGCCCTCCTTATTAGGTGTATCTTCGGTTCGCCATTAATGCACCTTTCCACGTATTCCCGGTGCATGATACTTTGCTCGTGCATTTCCTTAGCAGAACGCTCGATTGAACTAATAAGAGTGCCTATATCGGGGGGCAATAAGGCAATCATTTTTTTTACCTCGGACACTTCTGCTGTTATCCGATTACACTTCGTCTCTAATGTACGTAATTCTGACAATAAAACATTGTATAAATGCCTATTTATACAATGGATGCTGTTTTTTCTATTCATAAAAAAGTCGTTTGTGATTCTAAAGGAGATGTACAAACGACTGTATGAAATAATTCGCTTTAATTAAAAATTAATCGAATTACAGCATATATGTAAATACCAATATTATCATGTGCTTCTTTTTCTGAACGATATTTCAACATCGGCTTGATGAACAATATTTGCGTAGACAGCAGCATTAATTACACGGGAATCTATACTCATTTTAAAGAATGTCATTAGAAAAGCAATCTCGGCATCGAAAGAAGAACGAATTTGTTCAGGAGTAACCTTATTTCCTTTATGTTCCTCACTGCGTCTTTCCTCATTCCGTTTTTGCTCAAAAATTGCAGAATGAAACAAATAGTCAATCTTCGATGTTACCTGTTCATCACTCATATTCCGAGAATCTACATTTAGTTGTTCCAATACCTGACGAACATCATCATAAAAGCCAAGAGAAACAAGAGTCTGACATATACGAAGGCTCAATAGTTTGGCACGTTCTTTCAGCATATCCTCCTTGTCCATTACCATAGCCTTCATATTTGAAGGATTAACAATACTTCTGTATTCAATGAGCAATTTAGATGCTATCTCTTTAAGCGTGCTCTCTGACACAAATTCGCGATCCGAAAGCAAACAAGCATAGTTTCCACATGAAAGCTCAATGAAATCATTCAATGTTATCTGATTTAATCTTTCAATCATGACTATTTCAGTTTAGATAACTTATACAGTTCAAATTCACGGTTAGAAGCATCTTGGCGTTGCATTTTTAGACTCTTCATTAAAAGGAGATTTGTTCTATCAACCCTTTTTTCTAACCGGGAATAATCATTGAAAACAATGGTGTTACCGGAAGAGGATGCTAAATATGTCGGTGAAAATGTAGGAAAGTCCCAATCCGGCATATCAAAATTAGAGATATCTACCTTATCAACATCAGGAAAGACTTGCGCACCTTTAGGAATATCAACTAAAGTTGGAGTATCAGGAGTAATCCATGCTTTTCCGGAATACATGATAACTTCATGTTTACCGGCATCACCAACCAAAGCAGCACCGCCGGGGTGCCTATCATTACCTTTAGTACCTTCTGCATAAGAAGGAATAGGAGTGGCAAGAATTGTTGCTACTTGCATAGCCCCCATCGCCCCGATAACAGCAGCCATTACAGCACCGGCAATCGGACCTAACTGGAAAGCTTCCATAATACCACGAGCTGTTGCAATTCCAGTTTCTGCAACTTGTACTCCCTTATGCCAAACAGCTTGTTTATGGGCAATCTCTTGCTTTTGTTTTTCCAACTCCTTATTCTTGGCTTCTGTCTGATCCTTTGCTGCCCGTTTACGCGCTTCCGCTTCCTCTTCGGATATAGCTCCAGACTCTGCCAGATTCTCAATTCGTTCAATATCCTCATCATACTTTTCCTCATTAGCTTCCCGCTCTTCTTCTATTTTCTGAATCTGACCATCATAAATAGAAGAGACTAAGTTTCCAATAGCTCCCACAGCTTGAGATGCAGTTTGAAGCCATTTTTTCAAGTTCTTCTGACGTTCTTTCTGTGCTTTCTCATCCGCTTTAGTAACTTTATTGATAGCATCTATTTCCGCTTCTGCTTCTTGCTGGGAAAGGTCCGCTTTCAATTTCTGTAACTGCTCTGCAATCTTTGCCCTATCCTCTGCACTCAAATTTTCGTTTCGAAGTTCCAACTCCAACGCATCAATTGCAGCTTCGGTTGTTTTACGTACATAATCTAATTTTAACTGATACTCAAGTTCTGCATACTCTTGCTGGGTTATTTCCTTAGAAGCTAACTGTTTTTTAAGAGCAAGCGTATCCATAACATATGCAGCATCCCGGATTTCCTGCTCATGCGCCGCATTCTCTGCTATTAATTGCACCTGATCGGATGCATGTCTTTCGTAAAGTTCTTGTTTCTTTTTTGCATATTTTTCGTCAATGAGAAAAACATCTTCACCAGTTTTCTCCGCTGCATCAATTTCTGCTTCACGTTGCAATTCCAACTGGTGCAATTTCAAATCAAGTTCTTCCTGGGACCCCTTTTTTACAACAGCAAGAGCGTTCTCAACATCCTTCTTCTCACGATCAGAATTATACTTAATAGTAAACTCATCTAGCTTTTCCTGCATTTCCTTAGCTAAATTCTGACGTGTAGCAATTTCCTCTTTGCTATTACCCTTGACGGCAGCAATCTTCTTCGAGTAAGCAACACCAATTTTAGCAAGTTCTTTCTCCAGTCCCTCATCCATAAGAGCTAGTTCTGACTCCTGATAAGTTTCATGAATTTTCAGCTTCTCTTTGAGAGCTTTTTCCTGTTCACGTTTTTCTTTATCAGTAAGGACTGTTATACCTGAACCATTTTTGTCGTTACCCTTTGGACGGAACTTTTCTGCAATCACATCAAGTCCACGATTAAACTCATCGCTAGATGCTATTTTGAATAAGTTTTTAGAAAATTCCAACTGAGCCTTATCCGCTTTTTCTGCTTCCGATGTGTAATAGCCAAACATTTTAGCAGCACCATTCTTTATCCAAGACATATCTTCAAACTCTGATGTTGCATATTGAGCACGAGTTTTCATCCGTTTTAAAGCTTCTCTCTCTTGGGCCGTTACTTCAATACGTTTATTTTTCATTTGAATAACAGCTTTTGTGTATGCTTGTTCCTCTGTATCACCAGCATCAATAAGCCTCTTATATTCTGCCTGAAAATCTTTTTCTACTTCCAATAACTTTTTGTTCGCATCTTTTTTTGCAAGTGTTCTAAAATTATAATCTATCTTTTCTATTTTTTCTTCAGGAGATTTCAAATCATTGGCGATACCTCTTATTTTATCAGCCATCCAATTAAGAAACTCCTTAGCAGGTCCCGTTGACTCGGAGAAAGAAAGCATAAACGCTTCCCATGCTGAAGATAAGTTAGCAAGAGCTCCATGAACATTATCTCCCATCGTGTGAGCCATATCGCCCAATTCACGTTCTACACCAGTAATCTGTTCTCTAAGTGGTAATATTTTATCAACAGCGGTGAGAAAGGCATTAAAAGCGGCAACACTACGCTTATCAGTTAATTCAAGAGTAGTATTCAAGTCTACCCCTTTTTCTTTTAGCGATTTCAATCCTTCAACTAACTCAGGCAATGTTTTAACGGGCTTACCTAACGCCTTTGCCAGCTTTCCATTACTATCAGCTAAATTTAGAAAAACATTACGGGTAGCAGTAGCAGCCATTGAAGCATCAAAGCCGGCATCCGATAATTTACCCAACAAAGCCAAAGTATCTTCAATACTGAAATTAAAGGCTTTTGCAACCGGTCCAACAATTGGTAATGCAGTAGCGAGATATGAAAACGACAATGCGCTTTTGGTTGTTGCGACAGCCATCGCAGACACATATCTTTCAGTTTCTCTTGTATCAGCATTAAACATACGAAGAGAAGCACCTGCCAATGAAGCCGCATCTGCTAATTCTGCCCCGGTAGCTTGTGCAAATTTTAGAACGTGCTCTGTTGCATCTAATATTTCTTTTCGAGTAAAACCCAGTTTAGCAAGTTCTATTTGCAAATCCGTAGCTTCGGATGCAGTGTATTTCGTTGTAGCACCCAAACGTTGAGCATCCGCAGTTAACTCCTTCACTTTATCAGAAGTGGTTCCTAATATTGCAGCAAGCCTACTATTAGCTAATTCAAATTTAACAATATCACCTACTCCTTCACGCAGTTTTGTAAATAAAGCAACAACTCCACTAACAACAGCTTGTGCACCAATATATCCAGCTGCCCACCCTTTTAAACCAGCACCAACTTTACTTAACCCAGGAGCAAGCTCTGTATTAAGCATCCTACCGGCATTCCGGGCAATAACACCCATATTCTGCATGGATTTATTACCGTTCTGTATCTCAACCCATGCAGCCTTTACTTCTTCCCGGTATGCACCGATAGTCATTTTCTGTTGACTATATCGATCGGAATTTCGCTTTATGTAATCGGTATTGATTCCGATTGTAGAATTAAGACGGGCAAGTGTACGAATATAGTTTTCATCCGTATCTTTCAAAACATCAACAGCCTTTTGCAGCTGCTTATTCATTTCCTTTGCTTGTGAACGGCTATGTACTTCCTGATTAGTCAAGATAATAGCAGTTCTGATAAGTTTTAAACGTTCTTCTTCAGATAGAACAGCTTTCTTACGAGTAGTATTACCGGCATTCTGCGCTTTTGTCAAGTTAGCTTCTGCTTTAGCAGCCTTTTCCAAGGACACAGCATTATCCGAGTTTGCTTTGGTTAGTTTCTTCAGTTCAGCAGCAGATAATTTCTCTACATTTAGCTTTTCCTCTATCTTCTTACTGACAGTTTGAGTTATTTCAGACTGTCTTCTAAGAGCTTCGGTTAATTCAGCAGATGCAGAACCAGCCGTTTTTGCTTGAGTATTATAAAGGTTACTCAACTTTTCAAGATCAGCAACACCTTCTACATTTAGTTTCAAACCTTTTGCTAATTCTTTGGCCGCATTAACATAATCAGCCCTCACACGCTCAATAGTATTATCAAGCTCCACCAATTTCTGCAAATCGTTCTCATCAACGAAATCTTTTAATTTTAAATCTGCCATAATTACAGGTAATGTCTATATTCAACAATCTTTCCTTTTATCTCAACTCCTAGTTTATCAAAAGCATAGGTACCATCTTCTTTCTGATAAACGACATACATGCAACCATCCAAGACAGCTGCTTTCTTTGCAAGATCACTGATACGTTCCAGTTCACTCTGCATCTTTCTTATTTCGCAACTACAAGCCATTTTCTACCGATATCCACATTCTGAAAAGAAACGTTCCATCCAGGGACGGAGATACATAATATTAAAGTACTCTTTAGCTGTATCACCAATGCCTAAAATCTGCTCACCGTATTTCTTCTCAATAGAACTACCGTCCGTAAATCCTTTCGTTGAGAATCGAAGCCCGGAATCAATTCTATCGGCAGTTATGCTATCATAGAAAGTACCAGTAATAAAAAGGTTAGGTACCTCAACCGGACGCGGTGGCAAATAAAGCATCTCACTTCTAAGAGGCGGAGTTATCCTCTCCTTCCATCGTTTATATTGTTCCGCACGGTTCTGCCAGGGACCGGGCTCGTTAAAATAGGTGTCAGTATCATAATCAGGATTCAATAGATGTTCGGTACCGTCCAAGCCGGAATATAATTGTTCCTGAATACAATCAACGAGCACATTCTTATGTTCTTCCATACACCTAATACATTCCTCTTCAAACCCGGATGCAATGGAATGAATAACTCTATGTAATTCATCAAAATCTGCCATACAGTAAAATTATAACGGGCCGGGCTGTAATCACACCCCAGCCCGTCGGTTACTTAGTTATCGCATCGTACACTTCCGAGAGCTTCTTCTTACGGTCAGCTTCCTTCAGTTCCTGCCACACGACTTTAATGTGTGCATTAATAAACTCTTCCTTCGTCATGCCCTTCACAGCAACCTCGACGAACGTAACATTATCTACCTTCATGACACCTGCTCGATACCTCTGATTCCTTTTTCATACAATACAGAAGGAGCTTTCAACGAAGGAACCGCCCCGGCTTTAGGAACAATGGTAATGATACCATCCGAATATGTAGCAGAAGTTACGTTATTCATAACTTCAGCAGCACCATCAGCAATAAGACTGCCAAATTCTTCTGTACGGTCATAACCACCAACAACTTCAACTATTTTGTAAGTATTTTCGGCCTCCAACTTTTGAAACACAACATCAACCAAGCCTTTAACGAAATTCTTGGGATTGAAGTCTAACTGCACGTAGTCAAAGTGCAATTGGCTGTCTTCCACATCTTCATGTGAAAAACTAACAGTCATCGCAGACTTAGCACTACTGGTCGGGTACTGTGTCACGGTCGGGTAAACAGTAGACATCGGAATACCGGCAAGGATATCAGTGTCATCATTATAACCGATCAACATATTATCCTGATTCCAAAAGTAAACGTCCCATCCTTTATTGGCACATTTCAGAAGCTGGGCATTCAAAACCTCATCAAATTTCTTCAAAGTGAAGGTGTCTGTTTGAGCGCTAAGCCCGTTGTATTCACTTGCACCGTACCCTACAGGATTAACTTGAGGCTCTCCACCATTCTTGGCATACTCCAGGAATGGCAAAATAGGGTAAATACGCCCGGGACGGTCTGCATGGCACAATTCGAGCAACTTCTCACCTGTTATATCAGCAGGGAGTTTGACACCATGTTCTGTCAAGATAGCACCTTTGACCTTTTTCCAGTCAATGCTACAAGCAGAACTACCAGTGTTCATCCGGGAACCCTTACACGTTCTAATCTTTCTCATTTTCTTCTACAATTAAGATTATTAATTTTTATTTCCATCGAGCGTATATTTATGGCATCAATCGGCTCGCTCACAGCCTCACCGGAATCTGTATAGGCTCCGTATCTGCCATATGAATAGTTTTCTGAATAACTATGTTTCACTTTTTCGTCATAGTCGCAGTCGAACCGAGAATCTTCATATAATACTTCCAATAAACGTTTATAGATTGGCCGAAGGATATTTTTAAAAGATGTGGTTCTGCGCATCTCATTGCTCCACTCTTTACAAGAAGAACATGCTATAATTAACGAAACCTTTGCTTTTGAAAAATAATCCGCATCACCTCTATCCTCACTAATTGGAGTGAATAGTGCAACCAATGGAAACTTCCTTTCAGACTGGGCAGAAGACTTACTGTATTCATCTAAAATATCTTTGATATATTGACTGCTACCGAAGATGTAATTCAACCTTGGGGACTTCATAACTTTAGTTCCCCCTTTCCCATTTGGATAGAGAATTTCAAGCCCTTCTGGAAGTTCCTTTACAATCTCCTCAAACAGTTCTGTTATATCTAAATCTATCATAAATTGAAAGCATTAATTGGGGTCAAAAGATTCTTGGTTATTTGCACATCGAAAGGACAATCATTCGACATAGCCCATTCAACAAACTGTTTATTCTTCTCTACCATGCTATTCCATGTGCTTACTTGTCTCTTCAAAGGAGCTATATATTCATTAGCACATTTCAAACGGACAAGCCCGGTTATTGTAGCCTGGGTGTTTGCGTCACGAAGAATATGATAAAAGACATAGTCAGCGAACGGTTCACACAGCTTCTCGCATAATACTGCATATCCGGACTGGGGGGCTTCCTTCTCTTCTGAAATATCAACTTCATCTGAAGAATCTTCCTTTTCCCGTTCAATAAGCTCCAAATAATCTGTGATAGCTTGGGAAAGAGTCACACCAACAACATTCCGGAGAAATTCGGGCTGAAATGCCTTAATATACCCATTTATCACCTCATTCACAGCAAGAGATTGGGGCGAAGGCATTTCAGCGACCGAAACATTCTCAATATGCCTGGGACCTGACATAAAATATGAAACATCAATCAACATAGCGATAGTTATTTAGAAGTCTTGCCTTTCCCGGTTTTCTTTTCATCTTCTACGGAAACGGCTTTATCATCTGTAACAGTTACCTCCTTGGCATCTTCCTCTTGCAAATCTTTTGAATCGGCAACCGAAAGATTCTTTTCATCAGAAGGCACCTGTACTTCAAGTTCTGCAATGCGAGCTTTCATTGTTTCACGCTCTTCTGTCAGTTCAACAATTGTCTTATCTTTCTCTGCAATGGATGCAGTAAGCCTGCCAATCTCTTCATTTTTCTCTGCAAGCATACATTCCAATGTCTTTCGGGCATCTTCTTCTGTAACAAGACCACATTCGGAAATAGGGATGAGTTGAATCATCCCTCTATTAATCCGAATGCGTTGCTCTTTAAGCACATTGGTTACATCCTTATCGTTACCTCTAAGTATGTAATCCATAATCCTACGCTTTAGTTATTGCAGTCTTCAATGCGGCCAAATCCCCATAAGCGAAAGCCCACGGCATATAAATCGGGAAGATAACTTCTTCTTGTGCCATCAGCACAACCTCATTGCAAAGCTTGGTCTCCACATCTTCAGCCCATTCAAGTGTCAAAGTGGTATAATCAACCAAATTTGCGGCTTGGTTAAAGTCACCTAAAAGATACTTACCTGGAAGAATACCACCATACTCGATAATCGGACGACCGGCAATATATTTCACCCCATCAACCATTTTAACGATACCAAGATTACGTCCTGTCGTATCTTTCTCTGATTCCATACCGTTAACAGTCATTGGATTAAGAATAATAGCATTCGGAAAATACTGGGCATATGTCATTGCGGCGAAAGCTGTTTTCACTACATCTTCAGAGTTGGGTTCCTCAATGTTCTTAAAGCCGGCTTCATGAACACTGAATGTCATTTTATCCGTAGCCGTTTCAGCACCGGAGAACGCGACACCAGGAATAAGGATACGACCATCTTCCATTTTCACAAGAGCGTGTGTTTTGTTCAGTTCTGTAAGAACAGCGGCGCCAGCGAACGTGATACTCATTCCATCAAGAATCAAATCCTGTGGTTCTGCAAACTCTACAATCACATCCTTATCACCGTTATATCCGGTAATAGCTTTTACAGCACCGGCGGCACCTGTAACAATGGCTGTACTGATAATCTTCTCTACAGAAGTCACCCCAGTATTATTTATAATACCAAGCAAATTCTCACCATTACCGTCACCAAACAAGATGTTCCAGTCTTCTGCCATCCAAACAGCTTCAGGAAGCATGTTCAAGATGTAGGAACGAATGTACACTCTTGATTTCAACATACGTTTTGAAATACGGATATGAGTACCAAGGCGCTTAGTTCCTGTCTGTATCTCTTTTACCTTGATGCTTGATTCAGGCAAACGCCCATTCTCTGTTACAAAACGGGCATTGCGGTTGAAAGCATATACTTGTGCATAGGCAAGTTGAGGGTATGCAGGATCAGCAGTCAACGTCGTTAATACATCACGCATATGCAACTTTTTGTTGGCAACCTGAGTCACAACACGTTTCTGTTGTTGAGTAATCAACAAATCACCGGTGTAATTGTCAGTCATGGAAACGACATCTTTCAAGGAGAAGCCGTCAAACTCTCCTGATTTGCGTGTTTTTCCTTCTGCGAAATCTCTGAATTTTTCAGAATCAAGCATCTCGTTCAACTTCTCATCGAACTTGTTGATAGTATCCATAGAAAGACCTTTCTGCTTCATTTTCTCGATACTTTCACCAAGAGTTTTAACTTGTTCTACAAGTTGCTCGTTGTCCTTTACCAATTGCTGGAACTTTTCTCCATCATAGGCTTTCAATAGATTATTGATGTCACCAAACTGTTTCGTTACCTCCTCCGGTGAAGCAAATCCTTCAAGTGACTTGTTAACTACTTCACACATCATGCCGGCGATATTTTCCATAAATGTTTTCTGTTCTGCCGGCAGACCGTCCGTTTTCAGATTAAAATCTGATACTGTAAATTTTCTAATTGGCATAAAATTTAAATTTTAAGTTATTTATTCTCGAAACAGCTATTCAAACTCTTGAAATCGAGTAAAGTGCCATTATCAGCGGCTTTAATCGTTACTTCATCGTTCCCATTTTCCCCGTCATTCTTTTCTTGAGTGTCAACAGACGGCTCATTTTTTCCGGTGGTATCTTCAGAAGTATTTTGCAGAATAGCATTCGAACGATATACTTTTCCCCAACAGTGGGGACATCTTACATAATTCATAAGGTCTTGTAGACCCTTTTGAGTAAATTCTTTCTTTTCTGATTTGACAGAATCAATAAAAGAAATTACTTGGGTTCTAATCTCTGGAGTGAGCTTCTCCATTTCTTCCCTTACAATGTCCTGTGTTATCCATCTCTGATAATCAGCAGCATAATCTAATACCTGTTGGGCAAAGGTATGCTCCGTTTCTGCATCATAATCAAATTGATAACCACAATGAGGACATGAGACAACGGCACCACCGTTGAGGCTCTTCAGTAATAAACTTAATTCCATATCGTATCCTTTTAAACGTTCATCACTATATCCATGCTGCAAGAACGCTTTCCGGACGAAATCAACAGCCTCCTTTACCTGGTCAGCAGTAGCAGACTTAATATTCACAAGGAACGTCTGGGGATTACTCCCCCAACTTGTCAATGTTGAATATTCCATCATACGCCATTCAAGCACCTTACAAGGATCGATAGAATCCCTTTTGATAGCTTTTACTCCGATAGAGTGTTCTAGGGTTCTTCCATTCTCTGCAAACAGCTTATAATCAGCCAACGTGTCACGTCCAATCTGTTTTTCAAGATTTAACTGACCGACCATAACCAAATTACCTTCTGTTTCCTTACCACTCAACGGAACACCTAACAACTGGTCTGTACGATGATTCAGGAACCAACGCATCCGACCAATATTTTCTTTCAATGTCTTATTGAATGAGCCGGGCATAGATATGTCATTTTGTGAGTCCTTCACACCGATACCATTCACCGCAACGGTAACGATACCCTTCTCATCAACATCATTTGCCTTTGTCTTGTACTGAAGGCTTTTGATTTTCTCTTCCATCTTTTTCATCTCCACTTTTAGTGTTAAAAACTCGATTTACTTTATCCAGTTCCTCATCTGACATATCAAATTTCAATTTGTCAAACAAGGGATTTTCTATCATACTTTCGCCTATTTGGGCACGCCAGTCATTGAGTGTTATAAGCCCACATGAGAATTGTTCACGACAACGTTTATTTATATTTGTCTTTACGTCCTCGGATTCTTTCAATCCTTCCTGCAAACAATCAACATCAGAGAAATCACAATCCAAATAATATCCCCCTCCTTCAAGACCAAGGAAAGCTGTAAAATCCTTGCAGAATTGTTTGGCCATAGGAATAACAGTTGAACAATATACGCTCTTTTCAGCAGTAGCCTGATTGCTAAATGTGGACTGGTCTTTTCGCGGAACAAGAACGGCAGGGATGCCGTATGCCCCTGCAATATTTATTGCATCAGCCAAGGTTTCTTCAAACGGCTGTAACTCTGCAATAGAAAGATTAGTACGAACAAAATCAATGTCTGCATCTGAAATACCATAAGGCACCTGGCCCTTCCTTACACCATACTTCTCAAAATTTTGCTTCAAAAGCTGTTCCTTTTCATCGTCAGTCAACGCTATTGAACCGGTAGCATCAGTTTTCTTACTTACAATAAAGCCCAATCCACCCCGCTTTACATAAATCACATTTCTAGCTTCATATACAGCTATTAGATTTGATATTGGCTTATTTTGGGAAGCAAGACGACTTTTGGACTTCAAGAACATAGCCCCTGAATAGAACTCTGCACTTCCGTCTCTATCATGCCATATTTGGTATGGGGGAATTTCCAAACTACCATTCCAACCATACTCCAAACGATAGCTACGAATAATATCTTCTGTTTGAGCAATACCAAACAATGGCACATTTCCATAAACCGGTTCTACAATAGTCTTATCAGAAGGTATTACCCAATAATTATCGCAATATCTCCATTTTTCAGCTGTAGAAAAGACATCAGGCATAGCGGCACGAATAAAGCTATTCCCTGTACACAATTTATAAATATGGTGCTGATAAATCAATTCTTTCCAACGCATCAAACAATTAGGACGACTAAGTATGCCATTCATTCGTTTATTCGCCCATACTATACTGTCATCCTTAGTTTTCTTCAATTGAAAATTAGCACCTGCAATTCGCGATGCAATATAATCGATCGGGAAAAAGACTTCAGGTATCGTACTGAATAGCGTTAGATAGTTACTGCCCGCTACAATAGGACTAGTAAGGTCCTCAATGTATGCAACTGACCATTTTTCAGCCTTGCCACTTTGAGTATCTATATCCTTATTTTCAGATGAAGTAACTATTTCAACTTCACCTTTAGTCTTAGATTTCTTTCCAAATAGATTATCAAAAAAAATATTCATTGGGTTCCTTTTTGAGCAAAACTAAGTAAAAAGGAAAACCGTTTTCCAAAACACTAAAATCTTGAAATTACGAAAACATAACCCCAACGATATAACACACTTATTTTCAATCACATATAACACAATTCAATTCAAACCTAATTTTACAACGAACTGTACTAGCCCACTCAAAACAGCACTAGCCTCTTTTGTTTCACTATCTTTATTATAGTCCATCAGGTTATTCATGAAGGCAACATATTCCGTATCAGATTCTACTTTTGATGCAGAAAAAAGAATACTATTTTTCACATAATCAGATGTTGCAGCAATACGCTTGTCTACATCCGGAAACTCTTTCATTACACGAATCTCCTTGTTTGTACTAGAACGGAGTTCCCGGATAAAAGGGAAATAAGCATCCGTACATTCAATTACACATGAATCAGATTCATGGGACAAAATAGAAGAACGTATATCTTCTGTTGAAGTAGTTTCCATAAATACGACATCAACAACATGCCATTTATTTCCACATCTAAACACTTGTATAAGGACAAATTTCCCATTAACATTCGGCATCACATATAGAATCTTCTTAGTGTATTTACATTCGGTATCTGGATTGAAGAAATTAATAGTGCCATTACAAGCATACAAGTTTCTTTTTCGCCGGTTACTAAACTCTATATACTGCTCACTACACAAATCCACAACGACATATCGGAACGTATCAGACAGGTGCCCGTGCTCCTCATAAGTCTGCAAGGTAGTTTTATTCTTGACCTTAGTTTTAAGAATGGCACCGTTAGCATCTTTCTGTACGCTCATGTAGTCCTCAATAGATACCGAACATGATTCGTCAATGTATATCTCTATACCGGGAACAGTACAATCAAAAATGGCATTAACAAACTCACCGGTCATGGCAACACTCGGATTCTTGTTGCCTACCTTATCTTCAATCTCGAATCCTTCTTTCTGCAATGTATCTATGAATAAGTCCATCCAGGAACGCTTCTCATCGTCAATGCTGTTTGCCGCTTTCGTTGATGCATCACCATGTACATATAACCTATCAGAATATTGGATAGATTTCAGATACTTTGCAACAAGTTTGGAGGCTTTCTTTACTGTATTGTTTGGGCTTTCAGCGCACGTTTCATGGAATTGCCAAACCTTGGTACCAGTTGTGAAATCGACCTGCCAATATGATACACTGATATACGGAAGCACGTTGTTATCGACAGAGATATGAATAGGTAAGTCCGGAACATACTTATGTTCACCGGAATGTTTGCCACGATTGAAGGAACCGAAGAACTCACTACCGGTACGAATGACACCCCATTCTCCCAATGCGTACACATTGTAATAGTCCGGATCGTGAACTCTATCATACTCAAAGTCGGCAACACATTGCTCATCATAGAAACCATACGCACCGTCAGGACTACCGACCACCCAAAAATTATTCAAATAGGTAGATTGGATAATAACTGTATTAGGTGCCTGTTCCTCGATTTGCTTAGTACGAAGATTAAGTATTTGCCTGGGTGCATTCTTCTTTACGGATTTGACCTTGGTAAGTTCTTTCGGCAACTCTTTGCCGGCAATGGTAACCGTCATCGGTACATCATGCCATTTATCTTTATCAATAAACTCTTTCTTTATCCAATGGCTTTCACTAATCGGGTTGAAGGTACAAATAATCTGCTGCCCTTTCTTACCACGCAAACGCTTACGTAGCTGCTTGAAATCCGGATGCTCGAACTCTGACCATTCCTCTAACTGAACTCGCTTATAGTTAGAGATACCTTTTATCTTCTCCGGATCGTCAAGACCGGAGAAATCTATCTTCGCACCATTTACCAGACATTTAATAGTATTCTGTTGAAATTTGAACAAATGGGAGATGCCAAGACCGATCGCAGCGACCTTATAATCTTCATAAATGGTTTTGAGAATAGAAGCTCCTACCTTACGCATGACAAGAGTGTTCTCACCATCCTGTAATGTCTGTATCAGTATTGTTTGTGCCACACTATACGACTTACCGGAAGATGAACCTCCATAGAGAATGATAAAACGGATAGTCTCATCATTCAAGTACTTCAATAGATAGAATCCGTTAGGATTTAGCTTCTTATAATTTATAACCATATTGTTCTAAAAGTAAGGTTTCTCCGTAGGATGAATCCCGGATTTTGCAGTTCAAATTGTTCTATTCTTCCGAATTCTCATTATCTTCAAATCCGATACGAAGTTCACCGACTTTATTTCCGTCTCCACCTTTGATGTTGACATTCTTATCGGCTTCCCATCCATTCCAGGCACCAAGAATCCGGGCGGCTTCTGTCTTGCCGTTGAACTCATAATTAACCACTCCTCTATTATTCTGAATCTTCTTCAACGCATTACGGGCACGCTTTGGAAGTTGGGACGGACTTCTCATCTTTGTTTTCCCGGTAACAGGGTCTACATAATGTAAATCATCGGGATCAGCGAGTACAATATCCATTAATACCTTTTCGACCGTTTTCCTCTCTACTTCAGTCTCTTTCGCCCTCTGTTGCTTAATCTCACTTATCCTTGCACTAACCTTGCTATTGGCTAACAATCTGCTAGCAGCACTCCAAATCGTTTCAGGTTTCATCTTTGACGCATCATAAGACATCCTATATGCTTCACTAGCATTACCTTCTGTATCAACGTAGTATTTACAGAATTTCTCTTGCTTGAATGTTAATGGTTTCTCTTGCTTTCCCATATCAATTGTTATTTATTCCTACGAGAAAAAGAAGCTGCTCTCTATCCTTTAAAAGCTCATAGGTGGCAAGCAGTGTGCTGCCAGTTGTTAATATGTCATCATACACTATTATTTTCTTTTCCTTTATCGGACGAAGAAGAAAGAATTCCGGATTCAATCTATCTTTAGTTAGGCACTGGATTGCATTCTCATAGAATGGTATTTTCACCGCCCCCGCAATTTTCGTACAGATAGAGGTTGAAAAATGAAAGCCCTCGTTGTGTCTCCGTCGCGGTGTGGTGACTATACACCATCCTTCATATCCCCCTACTATGAAGCGGTGGAGAAACTCACACGCTCTCTCTGCAAAGAATGATGCAAGTTCCTCCGACTGTTTAATTTCTGAAAAGCTGGTACCAGTCTTGGAACGGGTGAATTGGGAGATGTAATAGATATCACCCTTTTTGTGAAGTGATACCTTTTCTTTCAGATCACATAACCGTTCCTGATGAGACCAGCTCTTACATTTCACCGCTTCCGGCTTATCCCAGTCGTCAATACGACATATCTTTCCCTTTCCTTTCATCAAAGATCTTCTTTACTCCGTCCTCGACAGATGTGTAAGACAAAGGTACTAAATAGATATCCCGGTTCACCGACTGCTCTAAATTGTCAAAATCCCGTTTTTCATTAATTAGCTCAATTTCAAGCGGTTTGTAGTATTTTACTAAAGAAGCAAAATACATAGTAGTCACAGGTTGGACGTTACAAATATTGATAAGTTGCCGGTTACAACCCACCGAATAGATAAGCCCTTCAATGACATCATCTATGTAAGTGAAGCACCGGATATTCTGACCACAGTTGTATAATGACACGTTTTCCTTTTCCATCAGGAACCAGAGAAGAGTTCTTTTTCGCGGATTAGGTCCATATACATTATGCAGCCGACACCCGGTCGCAGCCTTACAATAGATTGATGCGTACTGCTCGTCGAAGTACTTACTTATACCATAAAGACTTGTAGTATTCTCCGGATTAGCCGTTGACGAACTGGCATACACTAACTTTACATGATATTGATTACATGCATTAGCAACTCGCATGAAGGTATCAATGTTATCCCTCCTGATTTGTTCCAGGTTTCCATTAAACACACTGGTTTGCGCCGCCAAATGGAACACACAATCAATCCCCCCATTCTTCAGGAGCTCGCATACTTCCGTAGCTTCAGTACCACACTTTCGGTCAAGTCCTATGACTTCAACACCTCTTTTTGCTAATTCTCGGCAAAGGGCTTTACCAATAAATCCCTCACTGCCGGTTACAATCATTTTTCTCATCATCACAAAAAAATAAAGGTGTATCGAATAAACAATACACCAAAGGTTCAACAATTATATAAATTTCAGTTCTTATTATTACAATCTTTCCTTACCTTTGCAATATGAATAAAGACAGAAAAAGAGTTCTGATAATAGGTAACGGATTTGACCTTTGTTTAGGCAGAAAGACTTCATACAAGGACTTTTGCCAATCTGAATTTTGTCCCAAAGACTACCCATCTCCTTTAATCAAACATCTAAATGACAAATGGAACGATAATTTAGATGCTGTAAAATGGTATGATTTGGAGAATGAGTTATACAATTATTATATAAGAATCAAAAACAATAATGGGCAAATAATAGACCTATACAACGATAAAGAAAGGAACGTTTTAGAACAAATTCAGGCAAATGGACCAGTCACAGAATTTTATGAATGTATAAAATCTAATGTGGATATTGTCAATAATTTGTTAAAAAACGGAATATTAATCTTACCACGCTTTTCTTGTTATATCAGTTTCTCGCATGAAGATATATTAAATCCTCCTATTGAACGAGACCAAAAAGCCTTACAACTCATAAAAAATGGATTAATACAATATCTCATAAAAGTACAGCAAGAAGCTATTAACGAAAATTCTATAGCTGCAATTGTCGCAAGAGCCTTTATGCGGAATAAATCAAATGATCAAATTGTCATATATTCTTTTAACTACACGAGTTTTAGTGAAGTAGCTCCTAATTCCAGTTTTGCAATGGAGTTTAATGATACAATAAACTATGTACATGGATGTATCTTAGATGGAAATATTATATTAGGAACAAAAGACGAGAAAATTGTTCATAACTATGACTTCATACAGAAATCATTTGATTCTCAATATAATCCTCCTGCTATGGTATATGATTTAATGGATGCTGATGATATTACAATATTTGGGCATTCATTAGGCATAAATGACAGCCAATATTTTAAAGCCTTTTTTGAAAGACAATCTTCATCCACTAATCCTCAAAAGAAGAATATTACAATATTCACTAAAGACGCAAAATCAGAAATTGAGATAAAACGTTCACTACAAGAAATGACAAATTGGAATTTGACATCTTTATATGGATTGAATAATCTCCAAATAATTAAAACAGATGAATGTGTCAATAATCCAACCTTATTAAGAAAATACATCAAAATGTATGTTGACAATGAAGAAGATATTGACAGTATAATTCATATCTAACTATTATGTTACTATTATTCTGTACTATTGTTATTTACTCCATTTACTACCACAGTATACACATCGGTCATACTCTCCATAGCTAACGACTTGATTCCTTTCATTTACGACCAAATTACACAAGCAGATATCGTCCTCTGAATTGATATTGGGATACTCCCAAAATGACAATTTCCCTTTAGCCGGTATCGGCTCTGGAAATAATATAGGATTAGCTAGTACCCAGTTATAAATAGGATTTTCATAATAGCCTTTACTATCATCTGTTTTCTCTGCCCATTTAGAAGGATGATTGATAGAGCATCCAATTATTTCTACACTTCCAATGATAGCAGAATTGACAATGCCCTCTGCACATATTATTTTTCGTTGAAACTCAATAGGCAGACTATTCCATTGAGCTTTTGTAAATACACTATTGGGATTTCTCATTTCTACAGGTTTTTCACTTGCATGGATTAACACTCTATGCCCTATGTATTTCCATGGACACGCCCAAGTACGGTTCTCGATATCTTTGATACCATGAACTATCAAAAAAGCCCACGGTTGTTTTATTGTTATTGCTTTCATATATTATTTTTTATTTATAGATTTGCACCATGTAACTAAATGGAATACATTAGTATTAAAGGTTCGAATCCTTGTTACACTTTAATTATTGTTTAATTTTTTAACAAATACAATTATGAAAATAACACCGACAAATGCTTGTCGGCTTATATCAGAACGTATTTCAGAAAATTTCAGAAAATCTCAGAATAAAAAGCCGACAATAGTTAAAGACAAAATAGGCTTTAAACTCAATTTGGTAATTCTCCAATTTGAGTGGAGTAGAGAATGGAAGTATAGTTTAAATGGAAAAAACAACACTTTATGTGGAGATGCAGGTTCGAAGCCTGCTCTCCATTCTTTTTATCCACATCTATCTTTTTACTCATTTCTTTATTGATTTGAATTATTTAAAAATTCTCCTTAATCCTAAATTAACAGCATCAGTCTTGGCCTCATTGGACGGGTGCACATATATGTTTAACGTGGTGCTCACGTCTGAATGCCCAAGGATGGTCGACACAGTTTTGACATCAATTTTATTCTCAATAAGAGTTGTAGCGAAAGTGTGCCTAAGCCCATGATACTTGATACAATGGTCCAGTTTTACCTTTTCAAGTATAAACTCCTTATAATAATTGCGTAACGTCCGTGGCTCCGTATAGTGTTCATCGCAAGTGCATACATAGTAATTGGGATTACATACGGCAGCAAACTTCTTGACCATAGGAAGAATATTCTTTAAAATGGGAATGTATCTATCGGAGTTTGAAGTTTTGGGAGTACCAATCTCGATATGGGTTCTTGCCTTGCCAAATACCCCTTCATTATCCGGCACATATACACGTTGCAAAGTCTTGCATACATGTATGGTTTTGTTTGTAAGGTCTATATCTTCCCATTGCAAGGCACATACCTCACCTACACGCATACCGGAACATATCGTCAGCAAAATCCCAAGATTCCGAGGAGACGGGTTCTCCAAAGCGTAATCCACTATCTTCTTATATTCAGCCGGAGAATAACGTTCCAGTTTTTGAGCGGCTATCTTGTTCTTGCTCGGCCATATCATCTTCCATGTAATGTTATGTACCTCAAGGTCCAGATCTTCATCAGCAAATCGAATCAGCATCTTCAAAACTATAAGTATGTCGTTGCAAGATTTCACGGACAATCCTGCCGTATCCATCAGGTCATTTAAAAATGGAACAATGATTTTCTTATTCAACTGTTCTATCTCCATATCTCCGAACGCAGGAGCCAACTTTCTTAGATATATCAATTGATAAGTAGACAATGAACTGAGCTTCACCTGTCTTGCCTTTACATGAATCCATTCCTTATACACATCATCCAGTTTCATGATTTTTGTTTTATTACATCGTTAATATTGGCTTTGATAATCTCTGAAAAAGCAAGCGGATCGTCTTTCCGGTTGAGTAGGATATACTTTTGCTTTACTTCCATAGTGAGCGCATCTCCATGATAAACATATCCCATAATTCCACGAATAGACAAGTTGAGAAGCAGGATGGGAATCGACCTTGCAGACAGGTCCCAACATGTCACCATATTCTGAGATGGAAAATAATCCCACGGAGCAACTTTGTTACGACGCTGCTGCCAGTCGGCAATTATCATAGAACCATTTCCTGCTGTCGGCTCATGTACATGCCCACTCTGACCGGTTAATGCCGAACAAAGAATACCAAGAGATTTAGGAGTGAAAAACTGACCTTTCTGCTTACTCTCTGCCAATTCAAACTCGTATAACTTCTGAAACCAGTCGTAAGACATGTCATTTTCGTTCAACCGGATAAGTTCACAATAAACCTCATCTCTTCGCTCTAAATTTCCTTCCAATAAGCCCATTATGGCACTGGGAAGGTCATTAATATCTTCGAGGTCGAAGATTCTAATAACATCCTGACTTGTCATTGTTTATAGTCTATTTCTGCCAACCAATCATTGTCACTTTCAAAATACATCTTATAACCTCTCACCGTTTTATGCCCTTTCTTTTTTAGACAGACATCACTGATGTGAGAAGCAGTGATATTCAGCTTTTCACCGGCAGATATTACCGAATCATACCTACCGACTAACTTTCCATCTTTAATTGCTACAACCGCCTTCTTGTTAGTACCACCACCAGTTTTGTGAGGCATGCTACGTCCTTTTTCCAAATTCTTTAAGCATCTACGTTTACTCCATCTTGAATGGAATTTCAACTTCTTCCCCTTGTTATGAGGGGTGTGACCTTTCAGGAACCTGCCATTTACCAAATTCCTTGTAGGGCGTTCTATGGGTATATATAATTCACTCATTTCTATCTTGTTTTGAAGGTTATTTCCACCTTGTAACTGTTGAAAAGTCACAAGGTGAATTGAATTTATTAGTTAATATATACGCTGCCTTATAATCGTTTCTTAATGTATCACCATGAAATACTATTCCGGATATTCCCCTTATAGCCAAATTGAATAGAAGAAAAGGTACTGTTTTATCAGACAGCTCACCACACACTATCAGATGGTCATTTGGTTTATAATCAATAAAACTGATAGCATTCCGGTGATTGTACCAATTTGAGATAAGCATCCCGCCAGTTCCGGCAGTTGGCTCATAGGTAACGCCGGTGTCAGAACCTAATAGCTTAGAAACCAAAGTTGAAAGACATTTAGGAGTAAAATCCTGCTTGTTATTCTTCCTATCAGCATGTTCATCTTCAAAGTATTCATGAAACCAGTCGTAGCTAATGTCACATTTGAAATAGTTTAGAAACTCCTTAAATACTCTTATGCACTCTTTTTCATCTCCTGTTAGAATATTCATAATCTTTTCAGGAGCCTGATAACTATCAGTTATTCCAAGCATTCTGTTTATATCAGATAATATATTTTTCATGGGCTAATTTAACTTCGTCATTGGTTGATTGTGCATAAATAGTAGTTGTCTCAATGCTTTCATGACCTAGCATCTTCTGTACCTGTTCTATTGGCATTCCTCGTTTTAGGGCTGTAGTTGCCGCTGTTCTCCTAAGTCTATGTGGATGTACATTGGATATACCCGCCTTTTTCCCTAGATTCCTTAGCATGATTTCAACTGCTCCCTTGGATATCCGGGATAGTTTATTCATATCTTTTATCTGCTGGCACATTCCCTCATAATCAGATAAAAATAGGGCTTCTAAATCATCTGTTCTTGAATCAACATATTCCTGAAGAGCTATTTTACAGCGAGCAGACAAGTAAACAGTTCGGTACTTACGCCCTTTTCCAAGTACATCAATCTGCCCATTTTGCCAATCTACATCACCTAGATTCACATTTACCATTTCGGATACGCGACAGCCGGTGGAAAACAAGAATTCGATTATAGCCTTATTCCTTTTTGTCCTTGCCAAAGACCTTAATCTCTCCATATCATCCTCACTTAATGGCTTCTTCAATTTCTTTACTTGTCGCACTCCCTTGATTCTAAGCATTGGATTCCTATCAAGTACACCTTCTTCTGTGCACCAAGTAAAGAAGCTGCTCAAAGTTCTTCGAATGTTGTTAAGAGTATTATCACTACATTTATTAATCTTCTTATAGGCTAAATAGACACGGACATCATCGGTAACGATTTCCTTGATATGTTTTCCTACATGTAAGATAAACGCTCTTAAAATGACACGATAATAGTCTAATGAACTTTGGCATAATCCTTCCACGGCTTTGGCTATGAAGAATTTACTGATAATTTGAGAATCGGAATTATCATATACTACAACGGACGTTTCCTTTGCCATTATATCATAATTCCTTAGGCAGAAAGATACCGAATCAATTACTGTCGAAATTTCTTCATTGGGTATCTTACCGTACAAAGTATCACGTATTTTAGTTAAAACATATTCTTTCATAATGATTCCTTTTTGTATTGCTTAAATATATTTATCCAATTCCTTTTCTAACAATTCTCCATCTATTTCAGGAAACAGTCTCAGAACTAAGTCCAGAGATTTGCAATAATTGTTACTGTATTCTTCAGTATCCATTAATCGAAGTACCATAGAACAAAAGATACTTTTTGTGTCTTTTAATTCGCCTTTCATCAACAATTTTGATAGTTCGATAATTTGACCAGTAGGATTATGAAAACTTCCGTTTATATATTGAAAAATTAGTCTTCCTTCAAATTGGCATATTTCACAATCTAGTTCACAATCAATGTACTCTATCTTACCATTTATGAATTCACAATAAACACATTCACTATTAGAAGCAAATAAAACTGCAAAATCATAGATATCATCACTATTACCTACAATTATTGAAGTAGATTCAAGAGTTTCCGAAACACCATTATTCCACTTTGCATCTTCAATAAGTTCCCTCACATATTCTTGAACTCTTGTAATGTTCTGCTCTATTAAATCTTTTTTACTCATAATTTCAATTCAATTAAGTTCGATTATTTTTTTGCAATATTCTCCCAAAAAACAGCACCTTCAGGAGTATTATAAAAAGGGAATGAAATAGCTAGAAACCGATGAAAGCAGCAATCAACATCTAACAAATTGTTCATCCGTTCTTCATTTGTCATTGAGAAGTCAGGACACTCAATATTAAATGTCTCATTTGCTCTTTCTGTATTATATTTCCATTGATTGAAAATACCTAGTCTTTCTAATTTTTCTATTTTTTCATTCCTCTTCATATTGATTGACTTTTAATGCTTTACATCTATAAAGGTAATCGTTATTGACAAGTTTAGCAAACAGAAACTTCGCCATTTTAACGCCATTTTACTCGGTCTTTTTCTTCAACAAATCAAATATTATCCTCTCACCCTCTTTTAAACCATCAAGATAGCCTTTTGCATGTTCACCGGCATTATACACTATAAAAGAGAGGATCAACAAAAACAGTCCGAGCGAACGATGCCAGTATGGAAGTTGGACTGTGAACGGCTTGATTGTTATAGAAAAGTGTCCTACATATAGCAGGAACACAAACAAAATCACACATGAAATAATTGTTGTTTTCATATTAATCTGTAAATAAATTAAGTTGAGTTGTAAACTCGGGTTTATAAATTCTAAATTTACGGTTAAAGAAAGTCTCAAAGGCTGTTACAATTTCAGAGATGGTATTATCAGCAATTCCTAATAATTTATCATAGGCAACTATAAGAGATAAAGCCTTGTCAAGAGTCATTTTCTTCTCAATAAACAGGGAATACACCAAATATCTACGGGTATATTCCCCAGCCTTGAGTGACTCAACTTCTTCAGGAGTGGCCTTTCTCTTGTACAATACTTTATACCAATGTGTTTCAGCAGTACGAGCACGCTTTTGTCTCGGTAACAAGTCATAAAACACGGCAATTTCATTCTTTTGGATACACTTATGTTTTTTACGAACACCATACATCACATAAGGAGTGTTCCAATCAGGATGAGTCTTTCGATATTCAAGCTCCAGCTCTCGATCAATAAGATCTTGCTCAAAGTCTTGTTTCATTAACCATTCCTCGAACCAGGCAGCAAGTGCTTCTTCTCGATCATAATAATCTTTTCCATTTATACATAAGGGAATCATAATAACTCTTTCTATTGCATTTCACGTTTAAATCTTTCCTCTAAATCAAAAATGGTTTCTCCACTATTACGCCGATAGGACCTATCGGTATTTAACTGAAGTTCTTTCAGCTTTTTCCAATACCATGGAAGGTACAAATACATATTCTTCAACTCCTTCAAATTCTTGTTTCCACAACACCAGCAACTCACACGATCAAGTAGCTCATATAGCCTTACTCCATCCTCATGCCAAACAAAGCCTTTTGTGTAACAATACTGGAGTGCATCTGCTTCAGTAATGCCCCAATCACGAAGTGGTAAAACCCGATTTGGTCGTTTTTCCTTTTCAAAGCGATGGGTCTCATCGGCAGCAATACCGACATAATCAATTCCGTCTTTTGTGTGAGCTTTCAATGCACGAAGTTTTTCACTCGTTCCCCACCGGCATGTTCCCCCACACCAACTATATCCTTTTTTATGGATAATATTGGTCCCTCTTTTCTTAACCGGCCTTTCAAACATTGTCCAAAGAAAAGGTTGCTCCGGATGCAGTTCTGTATATTTAATGCCAAGTTTTTTAAGAATTGGAAGAACAGCATCACGAGTGTTATAGATTGCCTGAAATTCCATACCTGTATCATAGAAAACGACTTCATCCAACTGATATCCTTTATCTATTAGCATGAAAAGCATTGCCAAGGAATCCTTTCCAAAGCTAACTGAAGCATAATATTTCATACAAAAAATTTAATGGACAAGTCACTTTTTCTTCTTTGCCCTCTGATTATTAATCTGTGACATACACATACGGCACCAGGAAGTCAACAAATGATATTCCTTACCTTTTCTCACCACTATACGATTGTAGAACCGGTTCAAGTAGAAGTAATTTCCGCAATGGGTACATCTTTTCATTTCACGTCCTGAATCATCTATAATCCGATTACGCGGCTTACGACGAATTAGAGTACAACTTTTACACTTCTCATCAGTTTCGCGGTGCCGCCGGCAATGTGATAAGGATTTTGCTCCACATTTAGCAAACACCTTACAATCTCTACGAGGTATTGATTGACACACATTCATGGCTTCCTCGCATTCAAGAATTTATTTACTACACGAGAAAGTACATCCTCATTCTCCGGCATCAGCCATTCTTTTGCAACGTTCCAAGCAATACTCATAGCAGGATTGAAGTTATCCTTCCTGACTGTGTGATGAGACAAACGTCCTTCAGTGGGCTTCAAACCCTTATCATGTAAGATACACAGTCCATTCTCGAAAAAAGCACAATACTCCTTACCAGCAACGGGCTGAATCATCGGAATAGCAATATTAATAACCCCTAAGAATATACCAGCAGCCCAGTTCGTCAGCGCTAACCTGTCGGCATAACCTGCATCAATAATTCGTTCAATATCATCAGGAGTACCTAAACATGGTGTATGACATTGTTGTTTACAAACACTGCATGAGCATTGTACAGGTACACGACCTGAAGCCCTCATTACCCTTTGTAATGAGGTTTCTTTTGATAATTCTCTCATAGTAAATTATTTGAGATACTACAGATTATTAAACATCGCCCCACAGCTTTACTGCAAGGTCATAATTTTTTTTAGCCTCTTTTACTGCTTTATTGGCATAAGCCATAGCGTATGTATGCTCGCGTCGGTACTTACCGGACTTCAATCCTTCGTGATATTCTTTTGCTTGTTCCAACTTATGTTCGTAGAAATCTATACTTTCCGGCATGGACAAGTTTATCGTATTAGCCCTTTTTTCCCAATACTTCGCAACTCTTTCATGTTCGGCAGCCTTATCGCTAAACTCAACGCTTTTCCCCATGTTATTCCAGGCATCATCTATCATTTTGCGATGTCCTCGTTCGCTGTGGTGTCCAACTTTGATAGGCTCACCCAAAGAAAGGAAATCACGATGCTTATTTGATTTCTGAAAATACTCATTACTTTTTTGTACTGCCGATGACGCCCATTCATGCCTGCGTTCCGCTCTTTGCTTAGCCCATTCTTGAACATTAAAGCCGTCAGCTCTAACGATGGAATAATAGTAAAACCCATCTTTTTCGAAGATTAGGTTAAATACTATACTTTCGTTCTCCTTACCATACTTGGTGGTAACTTCAATAGTTTCACCTTTTTCGTGCTTCTCATCACACTTTGCCAAAAATACATTTGGCGCAAATTTGTAATACGTGTTCATTTTTTTAATTAAATTGGTTTGACTTATATGAAAAATGAGAAACCACAGCTACTTAGCCGTGGTTTCATCATTAAATAACTTTGGTTGACTGGGTTGAACCAAATCATCGAATAAACCAGGAACACGAGGTTGTAACGCCTTGTATTCTTCCTGAAAGAATTCTTCTTTGGTTCTCCCATGTTTTTTACCCTTTCGTGTATGTACATCGAAAGTGTAATCTGGAATAGGAATAGGGTAACGCCTGACATCATTTATCCACTTTTCTATATCAATATCCTTTCTATCATAGATGAAGTTTTGCAAATGATCCGCATCACGATTCTTTCTACATTCACAAAGGAGAATAACAGCTTTACTGACAAATATCCTCCCTTTGGGTTCAGTAGCAGTCTTGTTTACCAGCTCATGCCCCTGCCACAATGCTTCTATCTCTTTAGTAATGATTCCATAGCAATCTTCAGCACTAATGGTAAACAGACGCTTCCACACATAGTCGCGGTACCCACTCGCCCAAAGTTCCAATGCAAAAAAGCCGGCTACCCCGGTGTCGGCTCGCCTAATGGCTTTCTGCATTGCAGAACTCACCTCAAAGAAATCATATCCGCAAACTGTTCTTATAATCATAATTCTAATTTAATGGTTTGACTTTTAGTTTATTACGTCAGTAAAGTTAGCTAAAAAAGGCGAATATGACAAACAGAATGGACGCCATTTAAACGCCTTTTTTACAGACTATTAGAATTTGAATTTGCATGATATATTATATTGAACGAGCTGCTTTGTTTTGTCTTTCCCATTAGTGGTTGCACTCTTTAGCAAAATACTATCACCAAAATTCTTTTTGATAAAGAGGATAGATTTACGTTCCTCTTCCTGATTCCTTATAGAAGCAAGCCCACCAGCGTTTACAAAAGTGTTCTTTTGCTCAAAATTATACCGCAAATCGGTTAAAACCTTACGTTCTTTGTACTTCATGTAACAAGAAATCCAAAAATCTTCCTTCAAACGTATTTCCTCATTCCACCAAGTGTTTTTGTTATAGATTACTCCATAACTGCAACCGGTTATCATTTTCGAAAGAGAAAGAAAAGCGGATTCATCATACATTACCGGCGATATCCGAGCGGTGAAGCCAAACAGATGTACATCCATCATACTGGCCATCTCAAATAATGACTGAATGATATTAGTTATCTTATCTTTATCCTTTATCCGGCTAGGTTCTCCTTTTTCCACATAAATAGGTTTGCAGGCATGGACATCATCATCAAGCATGAAAAGTTCTCCAAAATGCTTTGCCATCCAATTACGTTTCGGGATGAGGCCCATAACGTCGTCAGGATGAGTTACAATTTCACATTCCGGGTTAAATTGCTGATATAAGTCAGCTTGACTTTCAGCGACGCAAATGATAGGATCGTTCACCAACTTTTTAGCGAACACCCGGTCATGGCGTTTATGACTTGGTATTACTATTTTGCAGGGCATGGCGAACGTCTTTTATATCAATTACATTGGATTTACTTATTTTCCCGGTTTTGTACGACTTCATGTGCTGCATGTCCAGCCTCTCACGAAGCCAGTTGCTATCTACCTCATTACTTGAGGTGATGATAAACAACTCATGTTTTTCGTCATACTTTGGAATGAGAGGATAAATGGCTGTATCATCCGTGATGGCATCGAAGCGCTCTTTAAATTCATCCTCTTTCTTCTCCGGGGCAAATTCGATGCCCCAGTCTTGGAGTTCCGCCTTATTCCACTCGTTTTCCATAACGTCCAAATCATTCTCACCAAAATTGACATTATCTTTAGTGGCATATTCCCTCAACTTCTTAACGGGGGTATCAGGTGCCAGAATTTTACAAGGCAGTTCTTTATAACCTAACTCCTTGCAAGCTCGCAAACGTAAATTACCACAAACAACAATATATCTGCCATCATTGTAGGGAAAAACTATAAGTTCTCGAAGCTCAAGCATCTCTGGCGAATCCTGAATGCTTTTCTTCATCGCTTCAAAGCGGTAATCACGAAAAAAACGTGGATTTTTCGGCAATCCCGTGAGCTGCCCCTTATTAAAATCAAGTAGGCAGACTTGAATAATCTCTGTCATAACTAACTATATTAAAATCAACAACACAAAATCAACAACACAAACAGTCAGTAACAACACCTAATCATTTTTTCTATCATCGAACTCTATCTTATCTTTGATAAGCTGTTCAATGTCCTCACAACCAAATCTTTTTAAATAGGCAACAAGGTAAATTATCATCTCGGCTGCCAATTCTTCATCTTCCGAATATTTAGGAAGATTATCACTCCTATATTTAGAAGCAATATCGAATTTTCTCCAAACGGCTTCAATTCTTATGCTAAACGCTTTTCTTGAGCTATGCTCATTCATCTTAAAGCGCTTCCTCATGATATTCAAGCATCTCTGGGCAAACCTATTCAATGTTATCATATCGATCGGGTTAAATTGTTAGACTATGAATAATCTCACACGATTCTATTAGGTTGGTCTCTGATGCGAAACCAATGAACATATTCTTTATCTATCAGCATACTATTATTTATTTTGAGGGGTCTGTTGTATCTAAATATTTCCTGTACTCTAATTCTGTCTTAGCAAGATTGATTACGGTATTAACCCCTTGGAAAACTTGTTTTGCTTGGCTCACTTTACTAGGATCTTCTTTCACATCCTTAATTTGTTGAAGAACCAAATTCCTCAAATCTTGTAAAATGGTAGGGTTCACTGTAGACACCTTATTCAACCGTTCATTAGCCAACACGACAACTGTGTTTGTTATTGGCCGAAAACGATTCAATTTGGAAGCCAAATCAAACATACTAAATACCAATACTTTGCCATTATTCAAGTATATCTCAACTTCGGTACCATCATCACCGGTACCGTCACAGTAATTGAGAATTACAACTTCTTCATTCTGATAAAGGAATGGTTTATTAACCATTTCTTTCAATCTATCTATTGCTCCATCAGTCATGATTCATTCTTTTTTGTTGCTTTATTAATTTGTCTATTCAAAGCTCCTTTTAGTTTGATTAGGTACTGAACATCTTCCGGATATCGGGCATACAAAGAATTCTCTTTTTTTAATTGTTCAGAACGACTAATCATGTAAAGGTTCTCAATGGAAACGTTTTGCCTGTTGCCATCTTTAAACTGAATATTATAACCAGGGGGGATTTCTCCATTATGCTCAATCCATACAAGCCGATGTTTAAGTTCAAAGACATTCGGTTCGGCAGTTTTCACTTCAATGTAACCGTCACGAGTTATGCGTTCATAACCGACTGGTTTATGATTTTTGGGGACATGTCCTTTCTTAAATCGAGTAGCTTTCGTTTTTGCTAATTGTTCCTCTGACATATATTCCGTTTGCTTACGTCCCTTGTTCATCGGTTGGTGGCCTTTGGGAAAGAAGCTTTTAGAAGCGCATTGAAATTTAAATTCTTTAGATTTAAAGAGCCGTAATTTAAATGCAACTCCATTTACAGCAGAATAAGTGGTACCTAATATCTGTGCTATTTCCTCATTAGTATGATTGGGATACAACTTTTTCAATTTATCAAGTCTCTCACTATTCCAAAACGAGATTCTCGGAGAGCGCCTAAGTTTTCGAATCAAGGCCTTTGTTTTAACAGCACTAAGTGTTTTATCAAGACGCCTAGCAAGTTCTTTTAAATCAGCAGTCGGGTACTCACTGTCAAGTATAGCAAGTTGTTCGTCAGTCCACGTTTTCATAAGTGCGTCAATAAAGAGAGGAAACCACTAGGCTTCCTCTGTGTTATCGTTATTTAGTTCTTTCAGTCTTTCTTTGAGCTTCTTTTCTTTCTTATCATATGAATCCGCAAGTTTCTTAGAGAGCGCTTTGAAATCATCCGGATATTGTTCTGCAAAAAGGATTTTCTGACACTTTTGCAAATAGGAGTAGAAATTCACATTATTCGATGATAAGCATTCAGCAATAAAGGCTCTATACCATTGGTGTCGGTCAGCTTGGTTGTTCTTGACATAATTTACAAAATCACTCTCACCATTCCATTTTTTTAAATTCAGTTTTTCAAGATAAGTACTGCTACAACCGCTAAGAACCAGCACATCAAAAACAAGTTGTTCATTTTCAGAGAATTCTTTTGTTCTCTGATAATATGTTTTCTCTTGCGCCCACTTGCGCATTTCTTCAGCAGACTTCTCCTTGACTATATCCTTCGCTCTTTTTAATTGGGCGTTTATTTTTTCCCTTTCTATCTCTTTTAGATCGGCAACGGCGGAAGTAGAGGAAGCCGTTTCTTTTCTAACATAATAGAAACTAACGTTAAATTCGGGAGAATAATGTCCAAAAAATGAAAGACAACGATAAACTTCTCCATCTTCAAGCATTTTCAAAGTGCGTTCATCATCTTCTGAATACCAGCACTTACATCTAAAGATTTCATCAGGATCAACTATTTCAAATCCAAGTTGTTTAACAGCTTCCAAAGTTTTTTCATAGAAAACCTTTCTATCTTCTCCCCAATATGTATCGGGACGTCTAGCGATAATTACTGTTTTTCCAAATGAAAGAGGTTCGCCAACTTTAACAAGATGTTCATATTCTAGTTGAATTTTCCGCGTCACATAAGCAATCTGTTTTTTCTCATAGCAAGCAGCATTGATACATCTAGCATCCTTACTATTCATTTCATAGAACAAACAACCATGATTACACGTATTATTCTCACATTGAGAACATGATTTAATATCGGTATTTTCCCAATTATCGGAATCATCTTTAATCCAAGGTGCGTTACCAAGCTCCATGAAAGAATTACTCACAAATTCTCGAATCATAGCAGTAGTACATTGTTCTTCCTCCTCCTCATGAAACTCTTTTTGAGTATCTTCATCCAATTTAGAAAGAATCATAGCACCGGACAATGGTATATCTCCATTTCTTACCCGCTCTTTTAGTTCAGGAATAAGAGAATTCAATTTAATACGGTCAAAAACAAACCGGGTAGACTTTCCTATTTTAAGAGCGATATCTTCCAAAGTTCGTCCTTTTTCAGCCAACTGCGCAAAGGCAAAAGCTTCTTCGATGGGATCAACATCTTTTCTTTGAAGATTCTCGGTAATCATCGCTTCAAAAGCCTCATCATCTGTCATTTCTCTGACAATGCAGGATATTGTCTGAAATTTTTCCGACTTTTTTCGATGGGCTTTGATTTTTGCAACATTCGCTTCATCTTCCTTTGCTTTCAAAAGTGACACAGCCCGGAAACGACGCTCACCGCAAACAATTTCGTATGTGTAAGGTAATGGGGTAACATCTCCGGTTTCTAGGTTAGTCATCTCCTCGGATTTAGCAACTCTGACAGTGATAGGTTGCAATAAACCTTGCTTTTCAATGTTGCTTGCAAGCTCTTCAAGAGCTGCTTCATCAAAAGTCTTTCTCGGATTCAAAGGAGAAGGACTGATAAGGTCAATTCTAATGTTTTGTACTTCCATAATTTAATTATATTGGTTTGACTTTTAATTCATTACATCAGTAAAGTTATCGTAAAATGACAAGTTATGCAAACAGAAACTTCGCCATTTTAACGCCATTTTCATGCGGGCTTATTACGTATTTGAATGAAGCCACGTTTTTCCGTTTCCCGAAGCAATTCCATATCTTCCTCACGGATATAACAATCCGTTTCACCATTAACAGTTGTGTGATTAGGAATACCAAAACGCTCCCGTATTCTTCTTTTCACTTCAGGAATATCTTCAAGTTTGATATGCCTAGTGTTCCAGTAAATTGTCACCTTCTGCTTCTTGTTTGCCATATTCTCTTTTGTTTAGATAAGAGATTATTTCATTTGAGAGACTTAACGCTTTAGCAGCTTCTTCATCTCCTTGCTCAACTCTAAGTTTGAGTTCGTTCCGGTATTCTTCATACGACAAGCCACTTGTAAAACTCGTTTCCCCTGACAATTTAGCCTTATGAGTATTCCATGACTGATTATCAGCAACAGCACAACGTTCTTTGTTGTATTCACGAAGCCATCCCATAATGATAGAACCATCAATACGATTGTAATTTTCACCATATTTCATTTTCATTGCATTCTTGAAACACAGTTTAAAATCATCAGTTTTCATATAGGGATATTCTTCAATGATTAAATCTACTGTAGTAGCAACTTGGGTAGCAGACATTGTATTACTGACATTGAAAAACTCCAAGGCATCAGCTATCAATATGACCAGCACTGCTCTAGCCTGTGGTTCACCAAACTTTCTTATGATAGTGCCAATAGAAGGTTCATCACTTTGAAATACATCTTCAACCTTCTTTGGGCATAGAGCTTTGCAGTAGTTCTTCGGCGAGGTCCGTAAGACTGCTAACCGATTCTCTTCTTGTGGCCGCAGTATCAGTTCGTTTTCCATTATAGTTACCTTCTAAAATATTTGTAAATTTTGTAGGCAAGAATATCCAGTCAAAAGTGCACCTCCAATTTTTATCGTTTTGTCCAAGCAAGAAAGGACTGTCTAAAACCAATTGGAACACATCGAATATAGCTTGCTTCCCGTATTGTGCGACACGTGCTTTAATAGCTTTCTTTCGTTTTGCATCTATGGACTTTATAGCAGGAAGTTTACCTTTAAACGTGGAATTAAAATAATCCATTAGCCCACCCCAATCAATCTTTTCCTCGGGGAACAAAGAAAGCTCGTCTTTCTTTGATTCTCCTTTAGGAGAAGTTTCTTTCTTTTTTAAATGAGAATCATTATCATCTACATAATCATTATCATATTCATTATCATTATCGGGTTTTGTGGGTTCTTTTGGGTTTCCAAATAACCCAGTGGGTTTTGTGGGTTCTTTGGGTTCTTTTGGGTTTTCACTTTTCGGACGTCCCCCCTTAGAACCATTGCTCTTATTCCTTTCCACAATAGACATATACTTTTCAGTATCCCTGTCTATATCTATCTTTATAAAGTTGAAAGCAATATTTGCCATAGGTTTCAACCCCCGAAGATTTCCCGTTGTCGCATACTCAATTATGCTTTCGTAAATCTCCAGCCTGACATCATCCGGCAAATCCTTGATTGCTTCTCTCCACCCTTTATAAAAGATGAATGAATTTCTTTCCATATTTTAAGGGATTATACTCCGATTAGTAATAAAACTCACAGACCTTTTGCTTCCTTCAGTTTTTTCGCTTCTTCCTTGTAATGAGTAATCAGCTTTTCTAATTGAAAGTCACTAAATTGCTTAGTAACATTTTTCTTGGCTTCCAGGATCAGCACATTTCGTTCACCATACTTGGCAACTAGACGTCTGCGATAATCCTGAATATTTCCTTCCATGAAGCGGTTACAATGTGAACATTGAGCATTGCAGTTCATTTCATCAAAGCGAGTACTCATGTGTTGGCGGTTGATGTAATGACCGCAATCTGCTTTATTGAAAGGCTTTATTTTACCACATGAAATACACTGAAAATATCCATTAGGCATCGTATCACGATAACGGATGAATAAACTAAATATTCTGTCTAGTTTATCGACAAGATCAGGTTTCTTCTTGACCTTAACACCTTCTACCTCGAAAAGAGGCTTTTTCTTTTCTTTCTTCTTGTAATTTCTCCACATGATAATTAAAATACTACATTGGTTAATTGACGGCCACGACTCATTATACACCATTTTCCCTTTTCAGGCTGTTCTATGCGTAACTCTTCAACACGCCCAAAACGCCGGAAATTCCCACTCAAATCAACAACCCAACCCTCTTTACCTTGGCAGGGACGAATAACACGACCGACCATTTGATAATAGAGGGAAAGGGATTTGGTTGGACGTGCAAGAACAATCGTATCAAGCTCCGGGTAATCGAATCCGGTTGTAAGTACTCCGACATTAGCAACAACTTTTATTCTTCCATCTTTAAAACCTTTCAGAATTCGTGCCCTTTCTTCCTTTGGAGTAGAACCGCTAACGATCGCACAATTAGGAATTTCGGAAGCCAGTTTTTCAGCTTCACGAATAAACCTCGTGAATATTAAAATACCTTTGCGTGGTATGCCCGATTTGGGGTTCAACAGACGTTTTGTCCATCCAACTATATCTTTGTATATGTCCACACGTTCAAACTCTTGCAGAAGACTTTTTTCATCGTAATCTGCACCAGTAGAATTAGTCCTGACTCTACTTAAATCCAACTTTGTAATATCATAGTATTTCAAACTTGCGAGAAATCCTTTAGCAAGTAGTTCACTCACCTGACAGTGATAAATAACATCAGTGAAAACCTTTGGCCGGGTACGAGTTATAAATTTAAGCATAGCACCACCTCTTCCTGAACATAATCTGTAAGGAGTCGCTGTCAGCCCAATAACTTTCCTTTGCTCATCTTCAAAGAATTCCTTATACATTCCTTTCTCCGGATTCACTAAATGACATTCATCAATCAGAACGTGCTTGAAATGTTTGAAGAAACTCATGTGTTTCATCACACTACCAATCATAGCAAACGTAATACGATTGATATCCTTTCTTCCGGCAGAAGCTGAATAAACTCCACAATCGAATATGCCGTATGATTGAAGTTTCGCAAAATTTTGTTCGAGTATTTCCTTGCTAGGCTGGAACACTATCAGCGGCCCGTCTATCCGTGCAGCTATATTGGCAATGACAAGGGACTTCCCGGCACCAGTGGGAAGAACTATCACGTAGTTTTTCTTTTCCTTGGATTTAAAAACGCTGACCGCTGCATCACTAGCACTTTTTTGGTAGTCTCTTAACTGGTATGTCATAATTTGATGTGATATTTATGAACTTTCGAATGACAGTCACCACAAAGGGTAACGAGACAATCAAGATGTTCAAGCTCATGACCAACGATTGATTTTCCGTTAACCCTGTATGTTTTGTGGTGAATCTCTAAATTAAAGTCTTTACCGCACATCTGGCATTTATGTCCGTCCCTAATACGAACTTTACGCTTGGCTTCTTCCCAATCTGGATTATTCACAAGCCGCTTCACATAGTTGGACTTCCTGCCTTTTTTGTGCTGCAATCTACTCATCGTCTTCCGGTTCTTCTTCAGGAAGTTTATCAGACAGGTCTTCTTCGAACTTGTCCCCATAATCTTCTGTATCATCAATAGGACGTTCTACTTCAGGATATTCAATACCAAACAAATCAAGCATCGCTTTTCTGTTTCGATCTTCCTGTGCCCAAAGAGAACGTTTGTCCCAATCAGGAATTTTTTCAGCTTTCACAAGCTTAAACTCACCGTTCACCCATGAATAATACAGGAAATATCCATCAAGAGCAAACCGGATCGTATTCTTACTTGAAAGATGATACTCCCTCGTCCCCTTTTTGACCTCGGCAGCCAGGTCTTTAATTTCAGTCTTAATAGAAGCTAACCTGTCTTGTGCATCACTCTTAATTTTCTTTGCACGTTCAATGGCTTCCAACAGTTCACGTTCGCGTTTGGGGACCTCATTCTCTTGCTTGATGCAATACTCTTCACGAATTTCGGAAATCTCAAATTCATCCAGTAAACGTTGTGTCACCTCACTTTCAGGGAATGTAGCATTGAAATGCTCATTCACCAACTTTATCAATTCATCTACATTCGTAGAACCCTGAAATAAAACAGGGGGAAATTTTTCCCGAATAGAATCGGGAACTACAAACTCGATTGTCTCGGGTTCGTAGTTTCTCAAATTTGCAATCATAAATTATAAAAGGATTAATTAGTACCGGTTTTGGTACTCATGAATAAAATCTAAGTAATGCTGGTCTTCAGGCAATGGAAGTGTAATACCAAACTCGGTGGCCGCATCTATTTTCACGCTTTCCATGAAATTATGCATCTCTAAAGTATTAAGTTTACTTGTTCCTCGCACAATAGTTTCCACTTTACCATTCACATGAACCTGTTTCACAAGAAACTTCTTACAATACAAGTCATGTATATCCTGAACTCCAGCAGCAGTGCTCCAATACTCTTCACCTGTGTATTCACGCAAACAGGCACCAATACACTGAAACCATTTCCACATGAGAGCATTTTGATTTAATGTTCTCGGCTGTGTTTTTTTCTTAATGGTTACAGTGTATTCTCCATTACGAAGTGTGCTGCACATGAACTCGAAAGACTTATCCATTTGGATTTTGCCATCTTTCTTCGTCAATGTTGCTTCCATAACCTATCAGAATGGCAAATCGTCCTTGGTCGGTGGTGGCGGTGGCGGGCACTCATTCACCGCACTTCGAGTCTGATTATTGGTGTGTTCCGGAAGAGGTGGCGGTGGTGGCGCTTGTTGAGGCTTAACAGAAAGCATCTCCATATTATCAACAAAAAGTTCTGTAATATACCGTTTAATTCCTCTGCTATCATCATAACTCCGAGTTCTTATCTTTCCTTCCAGATACAACTTGTCTCCCTTATGGACATACTTCTCAACAACATCGGCAAGACCACGCCAAACAACAATATTATGCCATTCAGTTCTTTCAGGAACCTGTGTTCCATTGGCAAGGGTATAACCTTTTTCAGTGGTGGCAAAGGAGAAAGTGGCCACTTTAGAACCAGCTTCCAAAATTCTAATATCGGGGTCTTTGCCAACATGCCCGATAAGCATCAATTTATTTAAACTCATGATTTATCCTCCCTTATTGTTACACGGATACTATCAGCTTTAGGAACTGTTTTGATATACTTAGAATATAATTCCGGATAGTCAGCCTGAAACTTTTTAGTATCAAAATTGTCACTCGTAGAAGCGGGTGTATAACTAACTCGCAATCTTCCGGCATCCCATGACTTGACACCATTCTCACGCATAGCAGTTTTCAATTTTGCCTTATAATCTTTCTGAATCTTGGTTAGATCTGCAAGTTCTTCCTCAATCCCGATTATAGTATTTACAAGCTGCATTGGAATAAGTAACTTGTCATCATCAGGGGCAGGAACGGGAAGATTGGATAGATATTGCTCACCCTTCTTCTCGCATTCCATTAACTTCTTGACTTCTTTATCAGACTTACGACTAATTTCAACAAATTCATGTTTATTACCACGCAACCAAGTGCTAAACAATTTATCAACTTTGAGTAATGGATTTTGAAGTTCAAAGAAATAAGCATAGATTGACAACTGCCAACTTAAATACTCCTTATCAAGATGAAGGGTAGTTTTGATGTCAACAAGACTAATTCTACCGGCTTTCTCCCAAACACAATCTATATTCGATGCAAAGTATTCGTTATCAGAAACGGTATATTCATTGGCAAGCGCCTTATATCCGGCATTTACCCTCATTCTGATATAATTCTCTGCTTCAATACTTTCAGGAGGTAAGCCTGTTACATCAGCAAACTGGCATTGAGCATGAATAAGGCTACCCTTCTCTGCAGCTCTCTTCAATACAAAATCGGGGACATCTTTATATTTGTCAGGGAACAACTGCCGGCTAATCATACCGGTTATACCTTGCAACTGTTTTTCACCGAGCATATAAGTGTGGTTTTCCTCATTGAAAACCACACTGGATTTCACTAATTCTATCATTATTATCAATTTCTAGGAGGATACGTTTTCTGCATGTCAATAGTTATGTTTCTGAACTCCTTATTATTGTGAAGTTCGGGATGTTCAGCCCAAACTCTCTCAAGCTCTTCGCGGCTTTTAACACCAGTCATTTGTTTAATTGCACGATCCAGGTCTACACCAGTATATACTTTGCCCGAAGCGTTTGAAGCAGAAACATTGGGAGCATATACTTTTTCCTTTGTATTACCATAAGCAAAACGAACGCGGTTTTTATTGTCCACAATAACAAGTAAAATAATCTCCTTTTGCTCGTTATAACCAATCTCTTTTACACTGAATTTGGTGTATAGAGCAGGAGAACCTGTTTTGCTCTGATATATTTCATTTTTCTCAAGTGGAATCCAAATGAAAGGACCCGTATAAAGTTCACGCCCAATTCCCCAGTTAAATCCTGCACGTTTAAAGGCGTCCGAAGCCTGCCCTTTCTCTTTTTCTGTGCTAGATTCTGTCCCAACATCCTGTTTACTCACCCATTCCTTCTTTTCATTATCCCAAATGGACAACGTACAGAATAGATTCCCATTAACGACATCATGGTGCCGTTTCCAGTTCATTTCTCCGAACACTTCATCAAGTATTCTCATGTCTACTCGAGCATCCTTGTATAATAGCAAGGAGCAGCCCGAACCGTCCGGTTTCATAGTACCAACTCTACATTCAATTTCAGAAGCTAGAAGCGGTCTGATAGAGTTTTTCTTCTTCTCTTCATTCTGAACCGTTGATACAGTGTTTTTTCTCGCTGTCATAATTCTAATTTAATGGTTTGACTTTTAGTTTATTACATCAGTAAAGGTAATCGTTATTTACAAGTTATGCAAACAGAAACTTCGCCATTTTAACGCCATTTTCAGGTAGTTAAAAACTGCCTGTACGGTATTGTACAGGCAGAAAAATAAGAAAATG